TTATTGGGGTTTTTTATTTCGCCCCCATTCTGCCCCCTCTTTAAAAATGTCTTCAGTATGCTTTTCGAAACTGGCAATCGCGTCACTTTCGATTTTTTTACTCACATGAGAATAAACATCAGAAGTAATTTTCATAGAGCTATGCCCCAGAGCTTCCTGAATGTATTTCATTTCCGCCTTAGATTCCAGGAGTAAAACTGCATGAGTATGTCTCAGGGAATGGATATCTAAATTGGGCAATCCAACACGATTAAGAATACGGCGAAAAGCATTAAATAAAGTTGATTTTGGAATGGTAGTGCCGTTTTGCCGACAGAACACCAGATCAAGTTCATGCTTATAAGCATCTTTAAAACGTAGCTTATTATCGTTTTGCCGGACCTTATGTGCTTTTAATTCTGCGGCCAATCTTTTTGTAATTGGAATCTCTCGTTTTGAATGATAGGTTTTCGTTTCACCAAAGAGCTCCTCGTCATTTTTAGCTTCATAATCTATGGTCTGTTCAATTTTCACCCTTTGATTTACTAAATCCAAGTGGCCCCATTGCAAAGCAAGAGCTTCGCCTTTCCTCACTCCTGTTTCAATTAAAAACCTAAAGAAAAGGTAGTATAGAGGGTTATCCAATAATGTGGCATCTAAAAATTCACCAATTTTATCATATGGGATAAATTTAACTCGAGAGCTTAAATTATCTTTTTCTCGCTTTTCCTTTGTTGAATAAATAGTGATATCCTCACAAGGGTTAGATTGAATTTTTTTTGCCGTTTTTGCTTTTTTCATGGAACTGAACATGGTCCCGTGAATTATTTCAACAGTTCTTTTGCTATATTCTTTGCTGATTAGGTGATTAATAAATTTCTGATATAGGGGATGTGTCAGATCCTTTAGAAGCATATTATTGAAATAGGGTGCTATGTGATTATTGATGTTCCTTTCGTGGAGTCGATAAGTATTGACAGCCACTTTATCTTTTTTATATTCTGATAGCCAAAACTCTAAAAACTCCACTATTTTTTCATTTTGGACTGAATCGTACCCTAATTCAATGGTCCTTTTAAGTTCCTCGTAAGCAGCAGTAGCCTCAGGTTTTGTTCTAAATCCCTGTCTCTTAACCTCCCTTTGTTTTCCTGTTGTTTTATCTTTGTACTTCCAGCGAAACATCCAATTATCTTTCCCAACTTTTTTAAAACTCGCCATTGATATACTCCTTTCGAAAGAATGAAGTTGCATAATCCTTATTAGTTGTTGTGTAATTTCCTATAAATTTATTCTCTTCCACTCTCCATTGCCGCCTTAGAGCTTCATAATATTCAAAACCAATTACCTGGTTGTTGAAGTGCAGCAGCCGTTTTCTTGCAAAGGATTCAGTTACATTGAATGTCTCCATTACAAAAAGAATGGCCTCATTCCAGGTACAAGGTAAGCCGGCATCTAAGATCATAAAAGTAGGAACACAAAAATGCTTTGCAAAATTATTTGCTTTTACTTCTTGGAATTCCAAGAAGGCAGGGGGCATATGAATCTGGTTTCCTTCATGGTTAAGAATGTGACATAATTCATGGCCGAAATCCTGCCACTTTTCCTGATCTGATATTCGTGAATCCAATAAGATAGAATGCATCCCTTTAAAAGATCGAGCTCGACTTTTAAATTTCAATTCATGAATCCAGATATCTAACTTAAATGCAATATCATCCATATCCACTTGATCAGGTCTTTGAATCCCCATAGAAAGGTATAAATTTTTAATGTCATTTTCGAGCGGCGTTAGTTTGTACGTCACTGCAATTCCTCCTGATGAAACATACGTTCTGTTTGGTGGTAAAAATAATAAGCCTTGTGGCTCATTATTTGATTATTTTTGTTTCTTTGGCTTACGATCTTTTTCCTGGTGATTTAAGAAGCGAAGAAATTCCAGCGCTTTTTCACGATTCACTTCAGGTGATCCTTTTAATTCTTTGAACCATAAGCCGAATTCTGGATCATTAAGCATTTCTTCGATTTCTTTATCTTCATCATAATGTTTGATTATTTTAGATTCAGTTGGTTCTTTTTTATCTGTTCTTCCTAAAAGATAATCAATCCCTACTCCATAAAAATCAGCTAACTTAGTAAGCAATTCGTGGTCAGGTTGACTTCTTTCATTTTCATAATGGGATAACCTAGCTCGTGAAATGCCGATCTTTTCAGCGATTTCTTCTTGTGACCTTTTCCCTCTTAGCTCCTTTAATCTGGGACCTAACATTTTAGTTCATCCTTACCATATGTATTTAATTATTTTATATTATAGATAAAATTTGTATCTATTTGAATAAAAGATAAAAAATGTATCAAAATATATTGACGATACGATTCTTATCGTATATAGTTTAATTATCGATAAGAAATGTATCAAAAGCGAGGTGAAAATAATGAAGAGAACTCAACTTATAGAACAACGCAAAAAGCTCAACTTAACTCAAAGACAAGTAGCTGAAGCATTAGGAATTTCCGAAGTGTATGTGAGAAAAATTGAAAACTCAGATGCACATCCGGGAAGGACAACGATGTTAAAGTTTGAAAAGTTATACAATCAAGATTCTAAAAATCTCTTTCCGGATCTTTTTCATGTCTACATTGATACGAAATGTATCAATTGATGATATGTAATTTTTCAGCTTTATTACCTTTCCCAATTGGATGCTCATTCATGAAGGGAGTGAAAAAATGTTAAATGTACAAATCGATGAACAAGAAGTTAAGCAGCTTTATCTTGAGAAGTTGGAAGAAAAGCTCAAGGAAGTCGATAAGAGCTTAGTTTTCTGGGATCGTAACGAGTTGATAAGAAGAACTTGCATGTCATGGAATTTCATACAGGAAAGATTTTTCTTTGATCCAAGGTTTCCTAAATACAGAGTAGGTAAGAAATGGCTTTTTCCAGCTGAGGAAACTATGCAGTTCTTACTCTTATGGCTGGCTGAGCAGCCTAAAAACTAGATAGAGAAGGAGATGGAGAAATGACCGAACTAAAAATTATAGGAAAACAAAATGTAGCTGGAATCGAATTCACTGGAATTGAGGGAGGCTTTGGTGAAGGTAAAAAAGCAATGTTGGTTAAAGAAATTGCTGAAATCCATGACCAGGATGTAAAACACATCAATGCAAGAATTAACGATAATCGAAAAAGATTTGTGGATAAAGTGGATATTCTCGATTTAAAAACAAGTCCGTTTGGTCGACCTGTTTTAGAAATGTTGAAGCAACAAGGAATATTAACTCAAGCTCAAATCGGAAACGCCAAAAATCTATACATTCTTTCCGAGAGAGGGTACGCCAAATTATTAAAAATCCTAGAGGACGACAAAGCTTGGGAGCTATATGACCAATTAGTAGATGGCTACTTCGATATGAGACAAAAACTTGATACCACTCAACTAAGTCCTGAATTACAGATGTTCCAAAAAATATTTAACTCTGTAGCAGAGCAACAATTGGAACATAAAAGGCTTGCGAAGAAGGTGGAAGAGACTGAACAAAAAGTTGATAACATTAGTGAAATTGTCGCACTAAATTCAGCAGATTGGCGCAAAGATACAACATCTATCTTGAATAGAATCGCAATGAAAACCGGTGGCTATGATCAATACCGTAATATCCGAAATGAAAGCTATGAAATTTTAGAACAACGTGCAAATGCCAAGTTAAGCATCCGAGTTACCAACAAACAGAAAAAAATGGCCTTAGAAGGTGCTGCTAAATCAAAGATAGATAAAGTATCTAAACTCGATGTGATTGACGAGGATAAGCGCTTGCTTGAAATATATCTTGCGGTTGTAAAAGAAATGGCAATCAAATACAACGTGAAATTGGAGATTGCTTAAATGAACACTAAAACATTGAACGAATATACAGACCTTCGTAAAACAACTGAATACAAACGTTTTTTGTTCTGGCTGGATAAGATTGTTGCAGCGGAAAAAGATGTGCAAAATGCTTCAATGAAACTGACTTCAAACTTGTCAGCAGAAGAATTAAACTCCTTGCAACTAGGTGGAAATCGCATTTTTCAAGTAAATGGCGAGTCGGTTGAAAACTATCAAAAGGTTGTTGCTGATTATTGTAAGGTTCATGAAAAACTTTTTTCAAAATTAGAGCGATTGGAACAAAAATATCCAGCCATATTTCTATCAAAGGATGGCTTAGAAAGAAAAATGGGATTGATTCAACAAAAGGCACTATATCTGAAAGTCGTTGGAGAGTTCACCCCAACATATCAGGAGGATATCCAATGATTATCGTCTACATCGGTTATGTGTTCCTGGCCTTTATCTTCGGGGTTATTGTCGGTGACATGCATGCTAAAGGAGGTGAGTAAAGTGAATCAAAAACAAAAGGCAGCAGTTGTTCAAAAAATCATCCAAACTCTTGCTGATCACAGTGTTAGCTATGCTGAAGTTCCTCAGATTATCTCTGAGTTTGAAATAGAGCTAAAAGAGCTGAGAAATCAGCAAATCATTAAATTACCTTGAAAATTAAAAAGACCCATGCAGCCACATGGATCTTCAGGGGTTTTGCTATAAGGGTTACATAAATTGTAGCGTGAATCCCTCCAAAAATCAAACTGAGGAGGAAATGTAATGAAAACTGAAATGCTGATTAACCAACAATTGGAAATTATTCAGGAAGCTATTGAAGCGGGTGCAGATATTCGAGTTTGCTTTCACAGAATTCCCTCTTTAAAAGAGGGCAAGAAGATAATTGAAAGGATGTCTGCATTAACTGGAGCCAGTGTTGAAAGCTCAGAATGTTCTTTATCACTTAATACCTTTGAAACCCCTTTAGACTGTACCGTGTTTTACAAATTGAGCCTTGAAGAACAAAAAGAAAAGCTTCTCCAGGAATTAAATCGCATGAATGCTGAACTAGCGAAAGGGGACGAAACAATTGAACAAGCAAATTAAGCTTTTGGAATTAAGGTTAAGGAACTTCAAAGGTGTTCAAGAGTTCATTTTGGATGCCCGCTGTGAAAATGTAAAAGTTTTTGGTGATAATGCTACTGGAAAGACAACATTATTCGATTCCTTTATCTGGCTGTTATTCGATAAGGACAGCCAAAACAAGCAAGAGTTCGGGATAAAAACACTTAAGGACGGAAAGGTCCTTCACAACCTGGAGCATGAGGTTGAGGGGGTATTCCTGCTAGATGGTAATCATTTATCCCTTCGCAAAGTTTATACAGAAAAGTGGACTCAAAAGCGTGGATCAGCAACTGCAGAATTTACTGGACATAACACAACTTATTATATCGATGGAGTTCCTTCCAAGAAAAAGGAATACACAGACCTGGTGGATTCTATTGTACAAGAAGACATTTTTAAATTGTTGACTTCACCATCGTATTTCAATGAACAAGTGAAGTGGCAGGACCGTCGGAAAACATTACTGGAACTGTGCGGTGATATTAGCGAAGAAGAGGTTATCGCAAGCGAAAGTACTTTATCAAACCTCCCATCAATCTTGAATGGTCGGACAATTGAAAATCATCGAAAAGTTATAGCTGCTCGCCGGGCGGAAATCAATAAGGAGCTTGATAAGATCCCTGTTCGTATAAGTGAGGTTCAAAGGAGCCTTCCTCAATTAGATGGTTTAAATAAGGAAAGTTTAGATCAGGAAATCAATCAGCTAAATGCGGACATCGATGAAAAAATGACTCAGATCAGCAGCATTCGAAATGGGAAGGCCATCTCAGATAAGCAAAAGGCAATCCAAGAGATTGAAATGGAACTTATTCAAATTAAGCGTGACCATGATTCAGAATCGAAAGATCAGTTATATCAAATGAAGGCTCGAATTCAAGAAGAACAATCCAATATCTCCATCCTTAATTCAAAGCTTGATAATGTCAAAAACCAAAAGCGTTACAACGATCAGAGCATTAAATCTATAGAAGATAATCTGGTTATTTTGCGCACCGAATGGCATGAGGTCAATAATCAGGAATTCAGCCATAACGACCAATGCGAATGTCCTACATGTGGACAATCGCTCCCAGAGGAGCAAGTAGCCATTGCACGTGAAATGGCTCTATCCCAATTCAACCTTAATAAATCCAATAAATTGGATGAAATCAATAAAAAAGGTAAAGAGGGTGCCGAGCGTAAGCAAGAGTACAACCAAAATAACGAAACCCTTGCAAAGGAATATGAAAAATTAAACGGACAGATCCAAGAGAAACAAGAAAGTTTAGAAAAACTGCAAGGGCAGCTAAAACAGCAGGAAAGTCTTGTAACGGACATTTTGGATAACCCTTCATATGTTTCTAAGATTCAGGAAAAGCAATCAATTGAAAGCGAGATTAAAAACCTGAGAGATATGTCTGAAAGTGCTGTTCAGGACATTCAGAGTGAAATTATCGAACTAAGATCGAAACGTGACCAGCTTCAGGCAGACCACAGCAAGTTTGCACTGGCTGAGCAATCAGAACAGAGGATTTCGGAACTTGAAGAGCAACAAAGGGATCTTGCTGCTGAATATGAAAAGCTTGAACACCAGCTTTATCTGACAGAACAGTTTGTTCGTACAAAAGTGAAACTTCTGGAAGAGAAGATCAATAACCGGTTTAAATATGCTCGATTCAATCTTTTCAAGCAGAACATTAACGGTGGACTTGAAGAAATATGTTCCACAACTTATAACGGCGTTCCATATGCCAGCGGCCTAAACAATGCTGCCAAAATCAATGTTGGATTGGATATCATCAATACACTTTCTGAGCATTATGGTTTTTCTGCTCCAATTTTTATTGATAACAGTGAGGCAGTGACTAAATTGATCGATACGACTGCCCAGACCATTAGCTTGGTTGTTTCTGAGCCAGATAAGCAGCTGAGGGTTGAATATCCAGGTCGATATGCTGATTTGCTAATAGTTGATAACGAGGTGGTCTGATGAGTGAAATTGTGACTGTAAAGGTTAGAAGCTGGGAAGACAGCGATTATGCAACTCATGACACCTTAGAAGTGGACGGGAAACAGGTTTTCGGTGTTCATCCACTTTACGAATGTCCTGAGGACGCCATCATTGGGAGAGATTTAATCTCTTCCAGTGATATAGCAAGCTTTTTGGAAAGTTTCCTTATTGAGCACCGTGGGAAAAAGGTCAAATTTGTTTTTGTAGAAGGGAAGGAAGATGAAGAAGATGAGTAATCAAAATCAAGTAGCGACTCAAGCAGATTTTCAGACTGGTTTAACCAAGATTAGCAATACATTTTTTCCGATGATCGAAAAGCAATTATGCGGTAACGGTATCGACATGGATCACTATCAAAAACAATGCGTCATGAATGCTATTTCCTCAATCAACTCTGTGTTGGATGTTAAGGGGATTAAGTGGACCGATGCAGGATTAGATAAAAACAATATCACGCAGATTTTGCTTACAACTGCTGCCCTAAAGCTCAATGCAGCTGCAAGCCCTCGTGAAGTGTATTTCCAGACAAGAAATATCAAAATGCAAAAAGACGGAAATGATGTTTGGATGAAACAAGTCGAAATGGGCATTGAGGGAGACGGAAACGACGCCATTCTTTCAAACTTTGGCCGGGGAGTTGAAGAAGTCCATCAATATTGGTTAGTCCGTTCTGGAGATCACTTTGAGTATCCCAAATACAAAGGTATCGAAATGACTCCTCCGGAATGGGCTCCATCTGGTAAAGGGGAAGTGGTTAGAGTCGTTTACCCTATTACTAAAAAAGGCGGCAGAGTGGAGTATTACATCGGGGAGCGAGAGGATGTAGCAAAAAATTTAATTGCTCACGTCAAAAATAATCTGATGAATGAAACTTTTGGGATTGCTGAATCAAGATACAAAGCTACAGCAAAACAAAAAGTTGAAATAGATGCAAAGAAGAAAGAAATCATCAAGAAAGTCGAGGAGCAGGGTCTCAATGCATTAGATGATGAATCACTGGATGCCTACATTAGCCCTGCCTGGAAAGATTCACAAAGTCGTGAAGCCATGATTATCCGGAAGATGAGAAATAATGTGGTCAAGAAAATTCCAAAGGATTTCGGCAATGCATTTGTGGAGATGACCTATGACCAGGCAGAAGATGAAGGCTACTCCCGGATTCGGAAGGAAATCAACGAAAATGCCAATCAAGAAATCCTTGATTTCGATGAACCTGAAAGCGTCCCATATGAACCTAAAAAGGAATCTTACCCTGAAGAAGCTCCAGCTGAAGAGCAAGTTAACAAAACAGAGAAGCAGCCAGTGCCAGATAAAGAGCCAGTAATCATTGATGCAGAACCGGTAACAACTCAAGAAGGACCTGTTTTCTAATGATTGAGATTACCACTTTAGCAACTGGAAGCAAGGGGAACTGTTATCGCATTACAGACGGTCATACACCCCTTCTTCTTGAATGTGGTATCAACTATCGAGAAATTCAAAAAGGCTTTGAATTTCGAATGTCTGAGGTCGCTGGTTGCCTGATTACACATGAGCATAAAGATCATTGTAAGAGTATCAAGGATGTCTTGAAGGCAGGGATCAATTGCTACATGTCTGGAGGAACTGCCCAGGAATTAAATATACAGCATCACCGGATAAAAACCGTAAGGGCTAAAGAACAATTGCAGATCGGGACATGGATGATATTACCTTTTGATGTGCAGCATGATGTATCTGAACCGATGGGCTTTCTACTTGCAAATACGGCCGGAGAAAGGCTTTTATTCGCTACAGACACATATTACATCAAATACAAATTTAAAGGCCTTACGCATCTCATGTTGGAAGCAAATTTCTCTGAAAAGATACTTGAAGAGAACATCCTGGCTGGCCGGGTTCCTCAAGTAATGCGAAAAAGATTACTGCGGTCACATTTCAGCATCGAAAATGTAAAAGAATTTTTGAAGGTAAATGATCTTTCAAAGGTTCAGGAAATTTGGCTACTTCATCTATCGGACACAAATAGCAATGAGGAACTGTTCAAAAGAGAGATCCAACAGGTAACTGGAAAGCTTGTTTTTATTCCTTAGAAAAAATAGTGAAGGAATGAATTTATTGAAAATACTTCAATTTTTAAGTGAATTTGAAATGACTTTGAGTGGTGGATTTGCTGTATATGCCTTGCTATGTATGGGTTTTGTCACAATAGTCGGATTCACACAATTTCTTGGATGGGTACTAGAAAAATTACCTTAAATAAAGCATTTCTTTTTATCCCTTTGGCGAAATTTGAGGAAGAAATTATTGAATAAAAAAATATCTTTAGCATAGGAGAGGGAAACAATGGCGAAAGCAACTGGAATTGTAAGGAAGTTAGATGATCTGGGACGCGTTGTGGTTCCAATTGAAATCAGAAGAACAATGGACTTGAAGGCAACAGACCCACTTGAAATGCTGGAAACAGATGAAGGGCTGCTTCTTCGGAAGTACAAGCCTATCGATAATAACAAATTTGATGTCCTGGAGGGCTTATACGGGTTAGGTACTCATTTGGAGGATGAAGAACAAAAGAAAGCACTTAAAGAGGCTATTGAGTATATCAAGAAGCAATAGAAAAAAGCCTGATGCCACCATCAGGCTCCGCAGGAATCCTACTTGTATATATTCTATCATCTTAGAAAAGTTTTATACCAAGGAAGTGAAAAAATGGCCGAAGTTAAATGGATCAAGCTTAATACCAGTATGTTCGAGGATGAAAAAATTCGCTTGATAGAAGCGTTACCTGAAGCGGACACAATCCTAATCATATGGGTTAAGTTACTTGCTCAAGCCGGGAAAACTAATGCATCTGGATACATTTATCTGAATGAGAACATTCCTTTCACAGATGAAATGCTGGCAACTATTTTTAATAGACCACTAGGAACAGTTCGGCTGGCGCTTAAAACATTTGAACAATTTGGAATGATAGAAATCAACGATGAAAATTTCATTAGTATTTCGAATTGGGAAAAGCATCAAAACATTGATGGGTTAGAAAAAATTCGACTCGATACCAAAAAAAGAGTACAAAAACATCGAGAAAAACAAAAGTTATTAAAGAGTAACGATGGTTGTAACGTTACAGTAACGCATGGTAACGAAACAGAAGAAGAAAAAGATGAAGATATAGAAAAAGATAAAGAAATAATAGCTACAGCTGCAAACGTCAGTTTTTTTGACGAATATATGCTTTGTTTCGGTGGGCAACCTAGTCCGATTCAGATTCAGGAGATTAACAGTTTCATTGATGAGGACAGATTAGCTGTTGAAGTGATTTGTGCATCTTTTAAAAAGGCTGCTGAAATTGGGGCTAAATACAGCTATGCGAGAAGCATATTGAATAGTTGGGCTAAAAAAGGCATCCGGTGCCTTAATGATGTGGAAAACGAACAAAAGGAGCATGAGCAGAGGAAACAAATGCGTAATAAGCCAAGGCGGGGTTCGGTTCCAGTGCGGACAGAGAAGCTACCGGAATGGTTTGAAGAGGACCATGATCCAAAGAAGCAGGAAGCTCCGAAAAGTGAAGATGACCTATTCAGAAAAAAGGCTGAGTTAAAGGAAAAGCTTAAAAAAATAGGATCAGGAAGTTAGAAAGGAGTCCACATCATGAACGAACGATTACAGCGAATTGAAAAAGCCTTTGGTAAAGGCCGCATGGAGATTGATGATATTAACTGGCTGATCGGCCAGGCAAAAGAAAAGATCGCACTGGAGAAAGAATTAGATTTAACCAAACAAAAATATGAGGCTTTATTGAAAGCCACTTAAGGAGTGTAGGGGTTGGGGATTCTTTATAAAGCTGCAGTAGCTGAAAAACGGTTGAAGCACAATTTTATCTTGGAGAGATTGCAAAAAATGGGCATCACAGTAAGTCAGCAAGGAATCCCTCTTGATCAACTCACCTATGAAGAACTCAAGTATGAGTATGTTCTGGCATCATTTCGAGAAGTGGATGCTGACAACTCAGAAGAAAAATGGTTCTGAAAGGAGTGGCATTTTTGAGCGACGCAAAAATAGTGTCTGATTGTCCGAAGTGTCATACCAAAGGAGAAACCATCGGACATCATAAAGGAATTATCACACTGGGCTGTGACACCTGTAAATATACCTGGAAAACCCTTTCTGAAATTTGCAATAAATGCAAAGAGCCTAACCATTCTACAGAAGAAAAGATTTGTCGAAAGTGTTATTTGGAGCAAAGGTATGGCTAAGAATCCCGTCATACAAAAAGCAAGAGAAGAAGGTTATAACACTGGATTTAAAAAAGGATTTGATATGGGCCAAGAAAACGCCTGTCTTGTATTTGCTTCTAAATTCGACGGTTTGGAAAAAGTGCCAGGCATCGGTCCTAAGTTATTGGAAAAGATCGTGAGCCATTTTGGCAGGGAATATTTTGAGGCAAGAAAATGAGTCACTCACCCTATAAGGAGTATAAACTCCGGGATTCAAGAAAAAAGAGAGTGATAGTTTTAGAGGAATTGAATTTTTTGTGGGATGCACCAGAGCTGGCAGATTTGGCCGAAATGTGGCAAAAGGGTCTAGACATCCAATTTATTGCCGAGTACTTTGACCGTGATCCGGATGAGATCATTCTGGCTCTTATGCACCTTGCAAGAAGTGATCGCATTTCGCAGAGAAAAGGAGGCCTGCTGCTTGGACTATAGTAAAGCGAGCTTAGGGCAGCTGCTATACATTGCAAGATACACAGAAATGAAAACCGCCGCGCAGGCTGAACTAATAAGGAGGCTTGAGCTGTATGAATCTAAGTAATCTGTTTGAAAAGCAACTTCTACTTCGGGAAAAAATCATAAATAAACACAACTTGCAGGAGCAGGATCTAATACCTGGATTAATCTTAGCCTTTCAAGTGGAGCTGGGAGAACTGGCAAATGAGCAGCGCAGTTGGAAGCATTGGAGCAATGACAGGAAGCCAAGAATTGAAGCTTATGTTGAATGTTCGGCCTGCAATGGTACAGGTGATCTAAATTATGAAATGGTACAAGAGGACGCAGAAGGGAACGGAGATCACGAATATATTGATTGTCCGGACTGTGATTGTTCAGGTTTTTCCGGCACAAGAAACCCACTCCTTGAAGAATATGTGGACGGGCTCAGCTTTATTCTAGAAATCGGTTCAGAACTGTCAGAGGAATGTCTGATCGATGAAGATTATCCCACTTACTGGATTACCACGGATGATACACAATCGATTATTGAACAGTTTCAGACAGTGTATAGAGAGATCGCTGATTTTTCCAGAGATTATGATGTTATGACCTACTCGGAATTGGTATCACAGTATCTTGGTCTTGGAAAAATGCTTGGATTTAGTTGGATAGAAATAGAACAGGCATATCATTCAAAACATCAAATTAACCTGCAACGTCAAGAGGAGGGCTACTGATGATAACATTCACTGTTTATGGTGAACCAGTCGCACAAGGTCGCCCTCGTGCTTCAACAATCAATGGACAGGTAAGAATGTATGACCCCGCAAAGTCCAAGGACTTTAAAAAATATGTGAAGCTCGTAGCTTCCCAGCACCGGCCATCCCAATTAATTACTGGACCCATATCCATGAAAGTAGAAATTTTTAAACCTTCTCTGAAGAGTTTCAGTAAGAAAAAAGCATTAGCAGCTGAAAGGGGTGAGTTAAGGCCATTAACTAAGCCGGATGTTGATAACTATGTCAAAGGTGTTAAGGATGCATTGAAATCAGTCATATGGAAAGATGACAGCCAGGTCGTGGATCTACATATTGGCAAGTGGTACAGCGAGAATCCGCGAATTGAAATCACTATTGAGGAAATTGGAGGTAGTCAAAATGAATAAAATCATTGATTTAAACACATTTGCAGAAGGAGCTCTTGCTGAAAGAGCCAATGTGGAGCTTCAAAAAATTCTAGAAAACATTGCAGATCCAAATACAGATGCAAAGAAAGTCAGAAAGCTCACACTCACTATTACATTATCTGCTGATGATAAACGGGATGTCGTATTAACAAACGTGGTAGCAAAAAGCACGCTTGCTCCAGCCAAACAAATTGAAGCCAAGCTGATTATGGATATGGATAGCCAAGGTAAAATCACCGGTGCTGAATTGAAATCAGGCGTAAAGGGTCAGACCTATTACGATACTGAAACTGGTGAAATTCAGGATGATCGCGGAACAAAAATTGTTAACTTTAAAAACTAAAAAACTATTAAATTGGAGGAATAATAAATGATTAAAGAAGCGATTCAATACATTGTAGGTCTTGGAAATGTTAGTACGTTTAAAGAAAACGGGCAGGTTTACTCAAGTCAGCAACTTCACCTTCTCAAGGAAGCTACTGCACGTGCTTTGGAAGTAAGAAGTCTTTCCGGATTAGTTGAATACCTAAAATCAGGTTTTGATGTCCAGGACACCATGATGGTCCATGTTAGTAGTCCTACAGAGGTGTTAGCATTTAGCTCATTAAATTCTAACGAAAACAGAAATGAATATATCCAGGCAACAGCAATGCTGCCGTCCTTCACCTTCGATCGCTATTATGATTCGGAAAATTTCAACATTAAGCTTCAATCAGCATTTGTGAAAAATGAAGATCGGGATATCATGCTGAAAGTCGTCGGCAATATCAAAGAGGAATCGGTGCAGACAGTTGGAGACGATGGTGTAAGTCAGTCGGTAGTTGCTAAAACAGGGGTTGCATCCGTTGGGAATGTACTTGTTCCTAATCCAGTTGTTTTAGCCCCATACAGAACGTTTGTTGAGGTCCAACAGCCTGAATCAGATTTTATTTTCCGGATGCAAAAGGGCCCACAGTGTGCATTGTTTGAAGCCGATGGTGGAGCCTGGAAGCTAAATGCGATGAATAATATCAAAACTTATCTTCAGGAAGCTCTGGCCACAGAAATTGAAGCAGGGAAGATAATCATTATCGCCTGATGGGAAATGTCATCATCGCTGATGATCGCCCCAAGTGGATACAGGATGAGGCCAGAAGGGCAGTGTGCTCTGCACGCTGCTCCTTATTTAGAAGATGTTCATCCAAGTTCGGGACTGATTGTAAAAAACTCGGAGGATCTGAGATTCCTAAAATAAGAGGGTGATTCCTTGAAGAATAAAGGAAAGCAAAAACGAAGATTAGGAAAGGCTCTTTCTCTACGGCGTAAGGAAGTTGAAGAGGAACGGACAGCCAGGGCTTGGAGAAATTTATTTGTAAAATCCGGTGTGCTGAAAGGATAAACAGATTTTGTATTATGTTTCATAAAAAAATCTCTTCAAAAAGGAAGAGATGTCTACTTGTCTTTTAAAGACTTTAGAATCTTTATTTGAAGAGTGATGATAATAGCAGCTAATAACGTGAAAACAATTATCATCGAGAGAAACTCTGACTGAAAAATAAACTGTAAAAAGTACATGAGAATAAGACTTCCGAGGGTTATTAAAACTGTTAAAAATCTTCCCATTACACACCTCCATTAACATGGTTAATTCCAATTATATACCTTTTAGTGGAAGTGAGAACATCAGAATTAATAAGTTTCCCGGACGGTGAGGAAATGAAACAATTAGACATATTCTCCTTCGCCTTGGAAGATCAAATCATCGATCTAAAACAGGGCGAGGAGATGGAATTATTTAGAGGGAAGGAACGGCTGCTGATTCAGAAGCATGAGAAGTACCAGGGTGTTTGCTCTTATCAGGGGCCAGACTTCTCTGGATATGCTCTCCACGTTGATCAAAAAGGTATACTCGGCGGATTGGATATCTTTGTAGCAAGAATCGATAGATGGCTGGATGGCCGGGGCTGGAATGAAAAAGGAGTGTCCTAATTTGATAAAGCAATGTGAATTGTGTCGTTATCCTTTCAATGTAGAGTATGAAAAGAAGTGCCCTTGCTGCGGAAATACTCACTCCAAGAAGACACCTTTTTTTAAAGGATATAAGCCGAGTTTTTACTTTAAAACAAAATAAGCAAAGGAATTGATTAAGGAGGAATATGGAATGTGGATGGTTTACGACACTGCATCTGGCGATATTATTTTTCATGAACAAAGAGAAAAAGCACAGAAAGATTATGAAGATGCAATAGAAGGTTTAAAAGAAGATGTGGGGGAAAGTAAGGTTTATTTGCTCAAAGTTGAGAAATCACAAACCATTGTTAATTATCCAGAGGATTAAGGAATCTAAATAAGCAGCGAGTTTCATTTGCTTTTTTTCTCAGCTATTAAAGTTAATGCAAATGCTATTAGCCAAAGAAAAGTCAGTATAAATGGAATCGTTGTTACGAAATAAACATTTGTAAAAGTATATTCATCAATCCACTGTAGCATGTTATCACCTCAGAAAAATGCGAGCAAGGACCAAATTATAGCGGATGTGGGTTAGGGGTTCGGCCATGCTCGTCCTGATAGTTTGTCCAGTATAAATTGTTTTATGCATTCTTGACACATGTTGTGCAGTAAAAAAATAAAAGGAGTAACCTACTCCTTCTTGGGTGGAAGTTGTCAGCCGCCTTCAATGCAAGTAGCAGATGAACTTCCAACAATACTGTTTAAATCTTTTAGAAGAGAATCAAGTATATGAGTCTCAACTGTTGTTGCTAAAGCTTCTTCCGAAATGGGAACGTTGTATTTCACAAAAACATCCTTAGCATTTCCCCAAATTTCAACAATTGCTTTAGATGACATATTTGGTTGGATAACCATAAAATATCCTCCTTAAAAATTTTAATTAATCTTACCATTTCCAACTTTTTAATGCACATTTCGAAGATTTAGGGAAACAAAATGATAGGAGAGTTTCCCCTCCTATCATAATCTAAATCATATTGAAATGTTTAAAAGCTTCTTTTATGTCCGTTTGTTTTGATTCTGGGCAGGGGTGGACTCGTGAGTCTGGAGAATACCGTCTTGCTGACATTTTGGGTTTTAGTCCACAAACTTCTTTCATGTGGGCTATCCAGCAAGACTTTGCAGAATATCCATATGTCTTTTTAACATATTCTTGGATTTGCATATAAGTAGCCATTACAAAACACCAGCCTTTTTGATTTTAATTATACATTGATTTATAAGTCTTTAATATTAATTGCGTAACTATGGGGTCTTCAAAAATAAAGGAAACAAAAGATAGAAGGAGTTGATTTATGATGATCGGTAAAGTGCACGAATGGAAAATGACAGAGGAAGAGCGCCTTGCCTATATTAAAAAGCATCCTATCCGGCCAGCAAAGAATGTGAAAAAGTCCGATACAACTTTTGCGAACCTAGGTACGGATTATAGATGGAGGAGCAAGAAAGGCACAGAAGCTCGTTACGGAAAATAAAAAAAGCCAGTATTTCTCCTTACCTGCCTAATCAAATTATAAAATGGGAGGGAATCTGAATGAAAGCAGCTGACAGGCTCAAAACAATTGAAATAAACCCTAAGACAAACAGGTTAGAAATCGATATAATGGAACAAAAAGAAAGTTTTGCTATTGTGGTTTGTGATGGAAGGGCACGGCTCACTGTGTTGCCTGATCACGGGGAAACGAAGATTATTACACATCAGGGAAAAGTAAAAAGGGTTAAATTTGATGAAGGAGAGGAATTTTAATAAAGGAATTTTCCTACAAATATAGAAAATAATTCATATATGATAATAATTCTATTTGTGGGGGTATTTTTATGGATAAAACTTTTCTGAAGTATGATTTTTTTAAAAACATTAACCTAGATGATCCTTTCTTCGATTCTTTAAAATCAGATTATAAAGAATTTGAAGCATGGTTTATAAAAAAACAAAATAATAAAGCTTATTACTATGAAAATGAGCATGGTATACAGGCTTTTTTGTATCTTAAAATAGAGAACGAAGAGTTAAATAATATAGAGCCTAGGCACCCAGAAAAGGAAAGAATTAAAATTGGAACTTTAAAAATTAACTCTCGTGGGACAAAACTAGGTGAAAGATTTATAAAAAAAGCTATTGACTATGCTGTGGTAAACAGTATTAAAGAGTTGTATGTTACTGTTTTTCCAAAACACGAGATTCTAATTAAGTTATTGGAGAAATATGGTTTTACTTGTGATGCAGTAAAACACACAGAAAATGGTACAGAAAACGTATATTTCAAAAGCTTGGATATAATTAAAGGAGATCCATTACTTGACTATCCATTAGTTAATATAAAGAATAACAAGACTTATTTGTTAGGGATCAAGCCAGAATACCATACTCTATTATTTCCTGATTCAATATTAACTAATGAAAGTTTTGATTTAATTCAAGATGTTTCTCATACAAATAGCATTCATAAAGTATATATATGTTTTATGCCTCAGGCAAGGTCATTAGAACCAGGTGATGGGATTGTTATTTACAGGATGTCTGACAATCAAGGACCGGCAGAATATAGATCTGTTGCAACATCTATCTGTGTTCTAGACGAGGTTAAAACAAAGAGTGACTTTTTAAACTTTGACGAGTATTATGATTACTGTAAGAAACATAGTGTTTTTACAGAAAGTGAATTAAGAAGTCTATTTATAAAAAACAATCTATTCGTGTTGAAAATGACTTATAATTTAGCAATGGAAAAGAAATTAATTAGAAGAACATTAGCGGATGATTGTGGCTTGAATAGGAATGATCGCTGGGGACTACTTTCTATAGGGAAAAGTCAGTTTAATAAAATCGTAGAACTAGGTGGAATAAATGAAAGTTTTATTATCGATTAAACCAGAATTTGTGGAAAAGATATTTAATGGTGAAAAACAATTTGAATATCGCAGATGTATTTTTAAGAAAAAAGAAGTAGACACTATTGTAGTTTATAGTACAATGCCTGAAGGCAAAATCGTAGGAGAACTATTAATAGAAGATATTATTAATGAAGAGATAGAGGAGCTTTGGAAAGAAACAAAGATGTTCTCTGGTATTTCTTATGATTTCTTTAAGGAATATTTTCACAATAAAGAGACTGGTTATGCAATAAAAATTAAAGAAGCAAAAAAATATGATGAGCCTATATTACCAAAAGAGTTGATGTCCAATTTTAGGGCACCTCAATCTTTCTGTTATATAGACTAGAAGTGCTATTATTTTTACACATTTGTCTAGGGGGTAACAAATGATTTTTGTGGGTGGAATACATGGTGTTGGAAAGAGTTATTTCTGTGATCAAGTTAAATCAAATTTAAATATTCCTCATTATTCGGCAAGTGAACTTATTTCAACAAAAAAACAGAAATCATTTACTGTCGATAAAGCTGTTCAAAAATCTGATGAAAATACAAATTATTTAATTGCAGCCTTAAACGAACTTGATGAGAAAAATATGTTCTTATTAGATGGTCACTTTTGTTTAATGAATACAAGGAATGAAATTGAGAGAATACCAAAGTCCACATTTCAATACCTTAAACCATCAGCAGTTGTTATGTTAATAAATTCTTTAGAAACAATTCAACAAAACCTTTATAAAAGGGACGGTAAACGATACGATAAAGACTTTTTATATGAGTTTCAAAAATTAGAAAAGGAATATTCATCGGAAATAGCTAGGGATTTAAAAATACCATTTGAGTCAATTAACTTAGAAGCCCCCATTAATTCTAATATCTCAACTATTAAAAGCTTGTTCAAGTTTATTAATTTTTCCATGTCATAAGTTTTGCTCTACCAGCCAACTGGAGGACACTGAATGAACGCATTTGCGTTTGTTTGGTGTCTTTTTGATTTTAATAAAGGAGTGTTTTCTATGAAAGAAGCTGCCAGCATTATTGATCAAATCGAAACTGTGTTAAGGGATTACCACTGGATGAAAAAAGAAGTAGTTCGCCTCCAAAAATATTTATATGGCCGGCCTGCACCGATGAAAAGCTGGGGTGTTGCTCAATATGGGATAGAAGCAGCAATGCCAAAGGGTAGTTCAGGTAAAAGCCAGATGGAATTACGAAGCCTGGATATAAGAGAAGAGCGATTGCATAAACGTTTGGAAAGGTTGGAAGTGCGTGTATATGCTATCGAATATGCAGCAGAGTTATTGGAAGATGAAAGAGATCGAGTTATTTATGATTGCATCATAGATGGTATGTCCTTCAGGGAAATCTCTTATCATATTGGAATATCCAGAAATCACGTCAAAAAAGCCAAGGAAGCCATTTTGAACCAATTGAGCCAAAAAAGCCAGTTTGTGCATCTTTTGAAATTGGAAAAAAAAGCTGTGTAAAATGGAAGGCAGTACGGGGAGACGGTTAACAAGCTCCTTCCTCTATTTTTGTTCGATGATCCACCTTGCGGTGAATTTCTTGCAGGAGAATATTTTCTTTTTGGCGAATTAAGTCGAAAAGGAGATGAGCAAATTGAGTGAAATTTATACTTATAATGATTTTTTAGAAGATCTGAAAAAAAGACAGATTCCATTAGGCCACGAGTTAATAAAGAACCTTAGTGGCATCCTTGGAGAATATGTAAATCCTGAAAAGGTTGGTTTTTTTTACGGGAAGAATTTATTTGTAGATGGAGAAAAACTATTATATTTCTTTCAGGAAAATAAGATTGTTGAAGTTAAAATACAAGGAAGAAATGTAGAATTTAGAGTTCATAAGCAAAAAATTGTTGATGTGGAATTTTCTCATCCATTTTATCAAGATAGTCCCGCAAATTTGAAGTTAACATTGGAAAATGGTGAGATATTAGAGTTTGATAGCAAAAAGGATGCATCATCTAAAAACTGGTATTCAAGTTATGTTGAAGCTATCAAAACAATTTTCAAATTTATATTACAATAAAAGGCATCCTTCGGGGTGCTATTTTCTTTTGAAAAAAGACAGGAGGTAGGTGCCATGTAATGAACTGGGATGTAATTAGAAGAGAATTTGAGACTTCCAAGATCACATTAAAGGCACTTGCTGAAAAATACGATGTGAAAATCGGAACTCTAAAAAGCAGAAAAAGCCGTGAAGGATGGTCAAGGGATCCAACAAAAAAGGATGCAACCAATAAGCAAAAGGTTGCAACCCTAGCGAAAAGGATGCAACCCAAAAAAGAGCCTGAAAGGGTAATCGAAAACGATGAGCTTAATGATAAGCAAAAGGATTTCTGTAATTACTATGTCAAATATCGAAACAAAACAAAGGCATACATGAAAGCTTACGGGTGTAGTTGGAAAACAGCAAATGCACACTCCTATAGATTGTGGGAAAATGAGGGAGTCCGGCAAGAGATCGATAAACAATTAAAAGAACTAAGAGACGAAGTAAAACTCGACACTCAAGATATCCTCCAAAAATACATCGACATTGCCTTTGCTGACATAACAGACTTTGTTGAATTCGGGCAAGAGAAAAGGCCAGAACTTGATCACAACCTTGAACCAATGATTGATGAAAACGGTGATGAAGTCACCTACTCATACAGCTATGTTAATCTCAAGAACCATGATGAAGTGGATGGTACGATTATCACTGAGGTCAAGAAAGGCAAAGACGGCGTTTCCGTCAAGCTTGCGGATAAGATGAAAGCCTTAGAGTTCCTTTCCAAATATACTGATCTTCTTAGTGAAAACGAACGTAAGAAATTGCAGAATGAAAAGCTTAAAGTTGAAATTGAAAACATCAAGGGAGATAAAAAGGACGGAGCTGAAGATTGGGTAACTGCGCTTAAAGAAGTTGCTGAAAAGCGCAAGCAGGTGAATGCGAATGAGTAATCAGCCTTACAATGTTTTAGTCGATCTGATCGAAGTGTATTGGGATGATCCAGTGGCATTCGCTGAAGATGTTCTCCAGTTCACGCCTGATAAATGGCAGCAGGATGTTTTAAGAGACCTGGCTAACAATCGTTTTGTTTCTGTTCGTTCAGGCCAGGGGGTAGGGAAGACGGGTTTGGAAGCAGTAACCGTTATATGGTATTTATGCTGCCGGCTAAATCCTAAAGTCATTTGTACAGCTCCCACCCGTCAGCAGTTGAATGACGTACTATGGGCTGAAATTGCAAAATGGTTAGAGTCTTCTATGGTGAAGAATTTTCTTAAGTGGACCAAGACAAAGGTTTACATGATTGGAAGTGAAGAGCGTTGGTTTGCTACAGCGAGAACCGCCACTAAACCCGAGAACATGCAGGGTTTCCATGAAGATTACATGCTTTTTGTCGTGGATGAAGCTTCAGGGGTAGCAGACAACATCATGGAAGCTATCCTGGGAACACTCTCTGGCGCTGAAAATAAACTGCTGATGTGCGGTAACCCGACTCGAACGAGTGGGGTTTTTTATGATTCTCACCATAAAGACCGGGCAGATTATAAAGCACACAAGGTTAGCAGCTGGGATAGCCCGAGAGCGAGCAAAGAGAACATCGAGCGCCTTATCCGGAAGTACGGAAAGGATAGCGATGTTGTCAGGGTAAGGGTATACGGTGAATTTCCCAAAAGTGAGCCCGATGTATTCATCCCTCTTGAAATGGCAGAGATGGCCACTGAAAAAGAGATTGATCCGTATGCCCATGTACTTCATATTGGAGTTGACGTTGCCAGGTACGGTGATGATGAAACTGTAATTGCACCAAGGATAGCTGGGAAAGTATTCAAGCTTCAATGCTATAACAAAAAGGGAACCACTGAAACAACTGGGAATATCATTGCAACCGCCCGTGAATTCCATTCTCTTTTTCCGTTCATCAATCACGTTCTAATTAAGATCGATGATGATGGAGTGGGCGGAGGAGTTACTGATCAGCTGAATGAGATTATCATGCAGGAGAATTTCCCTTTCTCCATTCAGGTCATTCCGGTTGGAAATGGCCGAACAGCTCACGATAATGAGCACTATGAGAACAGAGGTACAGAAATTTGGGCAGCTATTCGGGATAGATTGAAAGAGAATCTTACTGAATATCTTCAGGGGAACTCGGCGACTGTTCAGCTGCCAAAAGATGACCGGCTTATTTCGCAGCTGACCACAAGAAAGTACAGGATGACCAGTAAGGGAAGGATCATGCTGGAACGAAAAGAGGATATGAAAAAGCGTGGCCTGGATTCTCCCGACCGAGCAGATGCTGTTGCTTTAGCGTTTGCAACAGAGAAGGACATGCAGTGGTCAAGCGAACGTCCTGCAGGCTGGTAAAGTGTATATGATATGCATTCTTAGTTGACATAATAGTAATTTCGGGAAGTTAAATAGCTCAGAAACATTGATATATCAACACCCTAAAATAATCGAATATACAGGATTTTATACATCGTTGATTTGACGGTGTTTTTATTTTGTCTCAGGATTAAATTTCCTAAGATTTTTGAATAAAAAATTGCATAAAAGTGAGGTGAAATCATGACAATTGTTTACCTGAAGGAGAAGTTCCCCCCTCCTCCATTTGATGAGGAAGTGCAGCAGATTCATTACTTCCGGGACTTATACGACGGAAATCACGAGAACATATTCCCAAGAGCCCAGGAGCTGGCCAAAGAAACACAAGTCACAAGGTTTATTAGGAAGCCCCGAAAAGCTTACCTGAGAAAAGCAGTGGAAAAAACAGCCCAGCACCATTACGTGATTGTGAACTTCTCCTCTGTGATTGCGGAGCTTCCTGCAGATTTAATTAACAGATCCTTAGGAAACATTTCAGCGGATACAGAAACAGATAAGCAACTGTTGGAATTTGTTCAGCAAGTGGCAAAGGCTTCGAAGATCAATCAAAACATCTGGGCAGCTGTTGTTCAGCACCAGGTGGATGGTGGAGTAGCTTACCGTATCAGAAGAGATATGAAAGGTACCTGGTTCGAATGGAAGCCTGCTGATCTTTACTATGAACACGATGATGATCTTGGAGCAGATATCCCGTGGGTTGAGGAACGTGGTGACGAAAAGTTCCTGAGAGTGGAGCGGCAAAGGCTTGAGGGAGATAAACTGACTATCCAGCAACTGGTTTTCAAGATGGATGGAGAAACGGTAAAAGAGGAAATGGATATTCAGGAATATGCCCAGCAATTCAGTGTCGAAGTTCCAGAAGATCAGGAGCTTGCCGGTATTACCGAGCTGATGTGTGGCTATATCCCAAATGATGAAACTCTGTTAAACCCGCGAGGACGTTCAGGTCTTCGGAATATCGACGTGATCCAAGAGGAAATCAACTGGACCATCACCCGTGATTCCATTGTCTTTGAAAAGCATGGTAAGCCTAAGCTGGCAATTCCCCGTGCTCTCTGGGACAGTGTGGCAAACAAAAATAAAACCTACTATGGTGATCGCTTTGTCCGGCATGCTGATCTTGAAGTGGTCAGCTACGATGAAAAGAACGGCGCTGTTCCCATGTACATTACTTGGGATGCAAAAACAGAGCAGTCGTTTGATCACGTGCAGCGTTTGATTGATTACATGCTGGTCATCTCAAAAACATCTGCTCAGGCAGTTGGGGTCAATACAGATCAGGGCGGCCGTTCAGCAATTGCTATCCTTTACGAGTGGATCCAGTCAGTAATTAAGGCAGAGGCTATCAAAGATAAATTTAATAATGCCATCAAGGAAGCCATTCGAAAATGCATCATCCTGGAGAATGCATTAGGAAGCACAGCCTTTAAGGATGTTGATCCAGTAGTAGAGTGGGCGGATATGCTGCCGAAAGCCGACAGTGAAAAGGATGAAGAAGAAATTAAGAAGTTTGAAGGTGGAGTTCAGTCTCTGGAGACAACTATTCGTAATCTCCATCCGGATTGGTCTGAAGAGGCTATTACTGCTGAAATCGATAAGATTTTGGAGCACCAAGCAGTTGATGGCTTAACTCCTGTTATAACTCAGCCACCTAAGACTTCTATTGGTGATGATGAATAATGGACAAGAACGAAAAACTTATCCAAATGTACCAGGAAGCCAATTTTTATCTACTTGGTCTTATTCGTTCACTGGAAGAAGGACCGACTAAAAGGCGAAAGGAGCAGCTTCTCAGACAGATACGTGAAATCATAGCGAATCTTTCAGAGAATGCTGCGCAGGTGGCAAGAGAGATCATTGAGGAATCGTATAAAGCCGGTTCAACTGAAGCAATTAGACAGCTGCTTGCTCAAGGAGTTGCTGAAGAAGCCATCGAACCTACTTTAAAAACAGTCATTCACGTAAGAGCTGTTCAGGCTATTGTTGATGAAACCTTTTATCGCATTCTGGAAGCAAACGATAATGCTACTGCAGATGTGCGACAACGAATCGAGGAAGTTGTCTTTCGGGCAAACAGGAGATCATTGATTGAAGGTGTCTCCAGGAGACAAGCAACAAAGGATGCAATAGCTGAAATGACTGAAAAGGGAATCACCGGAATTACAGCAAAGAATGGTGCTCAGATTCCTATCGATAAGTATATGGCAAATGTGATCCAGTACCACCAGCGCCAGGCTCATGTTGAAGGGAATCTTAACCGGCTAATCGAAAATGATCAAGACCTGGTTTATGTCAATAAAGTAGGAATTACATGTGATATCTGCGCGAAATATCAGGGGCGCGTCTATAGCATCAGCGGCAAAGATGAACGATTCCCCAAACTAACTGTGCGGCCGCCATATCACGGCCATTGTGTACACAGTACAGCAGCGTGGGTTGAAGAGTATCAGGATGAATTGGATGTGAAAAAGGCTTTAAAAGACTCAAACAAGCCGTTTACTGATAGCCGTACCGAGGCTAACATCCGTAAGTATGAAAAGATGCAGCGCGAGAAGTCCAAAAAGAACGAAGCCAGGAAACAATGGATTCGTTATAAAGCTAGAATGCCTGATCTTCCTGATTTAAAAACCTTTGCCAGCCACAGGGCACGAAATACAAAACAGTACCAAGAATGGATGGAAGATTACCGCAAGATTGGCGGAGAAATCAAGAAGCGAGGTATGTTGACAGATGACTGAGAAATTTGAGTGTCTTGTCTGCGGAAAGAAAACATTTGGAAAAATATTTTGTTCTAAAGAACACAAGGACAAGTATAAGCAAGACAGTGAAGAACGTATGAAAGCATAACAAAAATAAAAACACTCGAGCGAGTGTTTTTATTTTGCCTTTTTACGTGCTGCAGGCGTTAAAGAACATCACGGAATCGGCCAACTCTGGCTCAAATAATAGGAGGAAGTTATGAAATATCTATATGCAATGTTTACTTGGATTTGGCTACTCTTTGCCAAGGAAAAAGAGGTTGCGAAAACTGAAGTTAAAAAGCCGTTTCTGTTGTCCGTTGGCAATCTTCAAACCTTCGCAGGTGATCCTGGAGGAGGAACTGGTGGTTCCGGAACTGATCCAGGTGGTGCGGGAGGTGCTGGAACTGACCCGGGCGGAGAAGAAGCTTTTGCCACCTTCAAAACCCAAGAGGATTTAAACAAACGTCTATCCCGTGCTGAAAAGAAGGGACAAAAGGAATTAGCTATATCACTAGGGTTTGAGTCAGTAGAAGCCATGCAAGAAGCTCACAACAAGGATAAAAAGAAGGATACCAAGGACAAAAAAGATCCTGATCCAGTTAATGTTGACGCAGTTGTTGAGGCGAAGCTGAAAGAGCAACTAAAGGCAGAGCAGGATAAGACCTTCAAACGACTTGTCAATGCTGAGGTTAAAGTTTTAGCGAATGAACTCGGGTTCGCGGATTGGGAAGATGCTTTGGCGCTTGCTGATCTAACTGAAGTTAAGGAAGACGATAAAGGCAATATCGTTGGTGTTAAAGAATCTTTAGAAGCACTAAGCAAGAAAAAACCTCACCTACTTAAGCAAACGAAGCAAGGGCAGTTTGGCGCTTACATCCCGAACAACCAGCAACGCCAAAAGGAATCGTTGGAAAACATTAAGAAAATGGCCTCTAGCCGTGGTACTCAGCAAACCGCAGCTAATAACCCGTGGGCATAAAATTTAAAGGAGGAATCATTTATGCGTTTACAACCAGTTACAAGTTTTGAAGTACAAGATTCTTATGAAATCCTGGCTTCTTATGAAACAATCAGGGAAGTAGTTAATGGCATAACTATTGATTCAGGAGCTGTCGCAGCTGGAGGAGATGGAAAGAAGATTTTGAAAAAAGGGCAACCACTATCAAAGATGGCAAATGGTAAATATGTCCCTTACAATTCTGGAGGAGCAGACGGTAGTGAAAATCCAACAGTGATTCTGAAGCAGACTATTGATGTTACAGAGGGAGATCATGTTGTAGGCGGCTATGAAATGGCTAAAGTTATCAGCGAAAGGCTGCCAGTTACTGTCGATGCAACATTAAAAGGCAAAATGCCATTTATTCAATTCGCTTAAAGCTATTTCTGTTAATCAGAAGTAGCTTATTTTATTTGAAAGGATGATTTTTAAATGACTCAAAGTAAGTTCTTGTTAAAACTTGATATCCAAACATTCGCGGGTCCTGAACTTCTAGGATTAGAGCAAACATTATCCGGCGAAGAGCTGATTGTATATTCTCGCAACCTTGCAACACCAAATAACTACTTGCATGAACTGCTGTTTCCGGCCCGTGAAACATCTGAACTAACAATTGATGTAGTTCGTGAAGGATCCCGTCTTCCGGTAATGGCGCAGATCGCTGAACTTGGCACCCAAGTTGAGTACGGAAGCCGTGAGGGGATGACAGGCCAGCGCATTACAATCCCTAAAATTCAGCGTGGCCGTGCTATGGATGAAAAGCTGGTCCGTATTATGCTCCAAGGTGGTCTTCGAAACAATGAAGTCGCTGAAATTCGCCGTACGCAGCTGAATGATGCTGACTATGCAGTGGATGCCATTAAAGCACGTAAAGAATGGATCGCTATGCAGTCTGTAACAACTGGAGGAGTTACTTACGCTGAAGGAGGCGTAAAATTCTCAGTTGATTTCGGATTCACATCTGAACAAAAGCCAGTCTTGAGCGGAACTGATCTTTGGAGCGATATCGTAAACTCCAACCCACTAGAAGACATCATGACTTGGACAAATACTTTTGCTGATAAAGGTATTGTACTGCCGCGTGCCCTTGCATCTCGCCAGGTTATTTCTTATCTTCTTCAGAATAAGAATATTCGGATTGCTTACCATGGAGATCCTTCGGGAACTGCGAATCCTCCACAGCTTAATAAGGCGCAGTTGGATGAACTGTTTACTTCTCAAGGGTTGCCGAAGGTTGTGGCCTACGATACACAGGCCCGTGTAGAAAACAAGGCGTTAGCAGCCGGAAAACTTTCCTTCACAAATGTCCGCATGGCCCCGCAAAATCGTTTCGTTATGCTGCCAGAAGGACCATTAGGACATTACCTATGGGCAGAAACAACAGAAGAAATGATGTCCGATATCCAAGAGGAGAAAACAGACAGCAATGGTATCTATGTTTTCCGAAAGGTAAATGAACATCCAATCCGTGTAGAAACAATTGGGGTTAATCTTGCTTTCCCTTCACTAGGACTAAATGATTCAATTGTCACTGCGACTGTACTTTAATTATTGAATGAGGGCATTGGCTGAAGCTGATGCCCTTTAAAATTAACTGAGAGGATGATCTACAATGGAAGTGAAACTAAAAGGAAAAGTTAAGCATAACGGCAAATGGTATGATGCGGATGCAACAATTAAGGTGAAGCAAGAAGAAGGCGATCGCCTGGTCAAAATGAGAGCTGCTGAAGAAATCGAGTCAGCAAAGAAAAGTGACGAAGACACTGCTGGCGAAAAGAAGAAATCCAAAAAAGACAAAGAGTAGGTGATATAAATGCCTACTCTTGAAACCGTTGATCTATGGATTCAGGGGAATGTGTTGGATCGGAAAGCTTGGAGTGATTCCACAGAAAAAGGAATCGCAGTAACTCAAGCAACGCGTAACCTGGTTCGCTGGTACCCGGATACAGATTTAACAGATGAACTGGTGGCTTATCAGGCTATTTGGGAGCTGCAGGGAATGGATCCAGCGCTTAAGTTCCAAAAGCAGGGTGTGAAGTCCGTCAGTGAAGGCAGTGACCGAATTGATTATTCAACACGGGATAAAGTTTCTCCTGATGTAAGAGATACACAGGGTCCTCCTGCCTTTGAACTAATAGAGGAAGCTCCAGTCATTCTTGAGGGCGGGAGATTGATATGAGCCTTTTCGGCTATCCTGCAACGGTTACCCATTACAAGGTTCAGACAGATAATTGGAATCGAGTATCAGGCTATATTCCTGAAGTGAAATCAGCGAAAGTAGTTGAGGAACAAAAGGAAATAAAGAATGGCCAAGGTGAAGAGGTACAATCCATTGCAGAGATCCATTTAGAAGGCGTGCAGGATATTTCTTCTAATGACTACTTCGAATATGTGAACGCTCTAGGTAAAACCATTCGGTATGATGTTAAACACATTGAAATTAAGAAGGAAATGGGCACCGATGATGTGAAAAAGGTGATTGTCTATGCCTAGCCGTAACGTATACAGTTTCGACATTGAAGGTATCGACGCCATGATTTTAACATTGGAGCAAATTGAGCAGGAAGTCTATCAAAGGATTGATAGTGTTCTTACTCGTTTGGCTGAAAAAGTGATTGAAGATGCCAAAAGGCTAGCTCCTTTGGATTCTGGTGACTTGGAGGCTGCTTTAGTGGTCGGTGAGGTTAAAAAACGAATTGCCAATATCTACATTGATTTTGGCACAAGTCCAGAAGTGGATGACTATGCAGTGGTTCAGCATGAGGGCTTTCGTAAAACCAAAAGCGGTCAAGTGGTCCACATGTCACCCGGAGAAAAAACGAGAACCAAAGGTGCTCATAAAGGGTATATGCCCGGCGCAAAGTATTTAGAAAATGCTATAAAAATCAATGAACGACTTATCATCCAAGAATTGAGCAATGCCCTAAGATTTTGAGGTGATCATGTGAGAGCAAAGGAATTTATTGATTTTCTCACAAAAGAAGGATTTAATGTTTTTCCGGATCCCAATTTTATACCTGATGTTGAAGAGAGCCAGCTGCCGGCTCTCTTTGTTTTTGGTTCAGGGGGAGGAGAACCGGATAACGAGCTTCCGATGGAGTTTCCAACCTTTCAGGTAATTTTGAAGGGCCGGAGCTATAAGGCTGATTCCTCCCAGATGGATAAGACGGAACAGTTGGCCAAACAGCTTATCAATAAGATGCACCAGGTAAACCGCAGATTTATCGGTGAAAATCTTGTTTACTACATCAGGTCTGTGCAAAGCAATCCCATTCCGATCGGACTGGATACCTTGGATAGACCAGTATATTCAACGAATTTCAGGTTGAGAGTTCAGCCTGTAACTTAGAGAGGAGAGTTTTAAATGCCAGTAATTGATGTACCTATCGGGCCAGCAGAGGTTGAATATGGCACCACAACGCCTACGGTATTTGATATCACTAAAGGAGGTATTGTCTTCAGTGCAAATACTTCAAAACAGGATGTTACAGTGGATCAATATGGCGATACCCCCGTGAAGTCAATACTTAAAGGCCGTACATGCCAAGCGGTAGTGCCATTCGCCTTGCATGATTTAAAAAAGCTCGGTATCGTTACTCCTGACAGTAAATACGGCGAAGATACCACTAATCCACAAGCGATTAAAAAGAGGTTGAATGTCTATGCGAATGCAGGTTATAACCTTTTGGGTGATGCTGATCAGCTGGTTATCAAACCTACATCAGAAGGAACAACTGCAAATGATTATATTACGATCCCACTTGCATCACCTATTGCTGATGTTGAGTGGACCTATAATTCGGACAATGAGCGTGTATGTAACATTACGTTTGTTGGTTATCCAGACACCACCGGCCTTCTGTACTTCCTTGGCGATAAGTCAGTCGTAATTCCTGAATAATTTTAATCTAGGAGGGTGCTAAGGCACTCTCTTATTTATTTGGAGGTTGCCAATGTTAAATATTTTTAAGAATTCCTTAACAGGAAATGAAATGTACCTACATGAGAAAAAAGTTGAAATCCCAAAGTTAACACCTGATCGCTGGAAAAAATTATTTGAGAAAGTGGATATGCTTCCAGGTCTTATCGTGCAAGTGCTGCTTGCTCCCAAAAAAGATTTTTACACCGTTGTTGTTTCGGCTTGTCAATTGGCGCTGGATGAAGTGGCTGAAATCGTTGCCTTATTAAGCGATGTTGATGTGGAATATATCCGAAAGAATGTTGCCCTACATGAAATTATCGAATTTCTTACCAAAACAGTTCAGAGAAACAAATTAGATGAAATGGCAAAAAACCTCAAAAGCCTTCTGCCCCAACAAACGGAGGAGTAGAGGGCAAAATCCCATATGATGAATTTATCCATAGAGCTTCTTTTATTCTAAATATCCCTCCTAAAGTGTTGGAGACCCAATACTATTTCAAGGACTTGCCAAAGCTCCTTGAAGAAAAAGCGAAGGAAAAGAACGAAAAGATTCTAGAACAAATTTTTATTCGTCTAGCAACAAATAACAGGATGTTTGATGAGGAAAATCATAAGCAATTTATGAATAGCTTAATGCGGAATTTGAAAAAACAGCCTGGACTAGAATTTAGCCGAGACAAAATGGAAGAGCTAAGAATGATGACACATTTAGGAGCGAATAAATCCAAGTAGAAGGGAGGTAATAATTCATGGCAACCGATTTAGGCGAATTGCGAGCCAGATTGACTATGGAGGCCCAGCAGTTTAGACAGGGAATGGATCAAACCAGAAACCAATTAGTGAATACAGGGCGTTCTACAACGGACTTAAGAGGCCGATTTCAGTCTCTAAACAGTTCATTAAATGCAATTGGAATCTCTTCAGCACATATTGATCGAATCAATGAACGTATTAGGAGAGCGAATCCTCAAATTTTACAGCAACAACTTAATGATGTCCGTACTGAGCTCGAAGGGATTGGGATGGACAGCAGTGAAATTGCGAGGATTACAGCGGAAATTGAACGTGCTGAAAGAGGAACAGAGTCCTTTGAAGAATCATTAACTCGTATACAAACTGCATCTGCTGCGGTAGGCACAGCCGTAGTAGCCGCCATTGGAGTTAGTGTGAAAACAGCGGCAGATTTTGAAGCTCAGATGACACGGGTGAAAGCCATTTCAGGTGCTACCGAGGAAGAATTTCAAAAGCTTCAAAAATCGGCGTTGGATTTGGGCGCCAGCACATCGAAATCGGCAAGTGAAGTAGCAATCGCCTTTGAGGATATGGCAGCTAAAGGTTTCAATGCAACCCAAATCATGGAAGCTATGCCAGGGGTTATTGCGGCTGCTGAAGCTTCAGGGAGTGACTTGGCTTTGACTGCTGATGTAGTTGCTTCAGCACTTAATGGCTTCCAAATGGAAGCATCTGAAGCTTCAAAAGTAGCGGATATATTAGCAAAGACAGCGAACATCTCAGCAGCCAGTATGGATGATATGGCTTACGCATTTAAATACGTGGGCCCTGTTGCTAATTCATTAGGAATGAGCATTGAAGAAGTTTCAGCTGCGATAGGTATCATGACAAACAGCGGTTTGGATGGTTCGAGCGCGGGTACAGCATTGAGGGCGGCACTGCTAGCTTTAAATAATCCTGCTAAAGAACAGGAAAAGCTTATGAAAGAGCTTGGATTTTCTATGAAAGATGGAAACGGGGAAGCCAAAAGTCTGGCAGAAATGTTTGGAGATTTAACAAAAGCCACGAAGGACATGACGCAGGCTGAGAAAGTGGCGACCATTGCTAAGCTTGTAGGCACGGAAGCATCTTCCGGAATGCTATCTGTTATGGAAGGTGGAGTGGATCAGCTAGAAGAATTTACTAAGTCTCTTGAAGACTCAGCAGGAGCCTCCAAGGAAGCTGCAGCCATTATGAAGGACAATCTTAATGGCGCAGTTGATGAATTAACCGGCGCTTTGGAATCAGCCGGAATAAAGGTTGGTAATGAATTCTTGCCAATGCTGACGGATATAACCAAAAAAGGTGCTGAGGTAGTTAGTACGGTTGGCGAGATGGATATGTCCGCAGTAAAAACAGGAACGGCATTTGCTGGAACGGCTGCAGCTATAGGTCTTGTCATCTCTACTGTGGGCAAACTTGCTATTGCTACAAAAGGATTAATGGTATCAATGGGGCCTGCAGGCTGGTTGATAACTGGCCTTTCTCTTTTAGGTGGCGCGCTTGTAGCTGCAAAGGTCCACCAGGAAGAGATGAAGGAAGTAACGTTAGAAACAGCATATTCCATGATCGAAAGCGCCGATTCATTAAAGCTTACAATCGATAAATATGATCAGCTTAGTCAAAAATCTAAGCTTTCAACCGATGAACTGGGAAGATTTCTGGATATTAATTCTGAAATTGCAAAGACGGCAGATCCGAATGTGGTTGCTAGACTAAAAGATGAACAGGAAAGATTAAGAGAAAAGTCTGGACTCTCTAATGAGGAATTTGCTGAAATGTTGAGGTTAAATCAGGAATTGATTGAAAAAGTACCTGAAACTAATGTTACGCTAACAGACCAGGGAAACGCCATTGCGGAAAATACAAACAAAGCAAAAGAGTATAATGCCCAGCAGATGGAAATGATTCGCTTGGAACTGGAAGCCCAAAGAGCCAAAGCGGAAGCTAACATGTCTGAGTATCTCAAAGAAGAAAGTAGAATAAAAGATAAAATACAAAGCACCCAAGAGAAAATTAATGAATTAAATCAAAAAGAACTTGAGCAGATAGAAAAACTCAGAGGATTACAGAAAGAATTGGCAGATGCAAAAGCTAACGGTGATACTTTAGAACAAGAGCGACTTACCCGAACTATTGAAATGGAAGACAGGAAACTCGAAAGCATTAAAAAACAAGGGTATGAGGCAGCTCAATTAATCGTTGATAAAACTAAAGAGCTTGATAAAATTCAATCTCAAATCGGAAAGCTCGATGAAGTGGAACGCAAAATGGTTGATATCGAGTTGAAACAAGTCGGTATTAATGCTAAGCGTGGAGAAGAAATGAGAGCGTTAGATTCGGCTATATCTAAGCTTGAGACTCAAAAACAAAAGCTTCAGAATAACACTCCAGCTGCAGAAAGAAACACAGAAGAACATCGAAGGACAGTGGCAGCCATAGATTCACAGATAAGTAATTTAAACACTGTAAAGAATAGAATTGCTGAAATTACCGGACAAGCCCAGGGGATGAACAGAACAATTGGTTCAACCATCTACAAGGATATAATTATCCAAGAACGCCGGTATGCCCTTAGTACTAAGCCTGGTCAATCAGGAAGAATCCCTGAAGGATTACGGCATAACGGTGGACCGGTAGGGACAATTCCAAAACTCCATGTAGGCGGATTAACTTCAAGGCTTATGAGCGCGCCAATGCATAATGAAATTGATGTTCGGCTTTTACGTGGTGAAACAGTTCTTACAGAAGCACAGCAGGCGAATTTATTCAGGATGATTGATGCCGGCTTAACAGGTAATGCTGGCAGTCAAGATGCAATAGATCCTGAAGCAATTAACCTTCTCAGACAGATTGAGAGGGGTATTTCGCGTGGTTTAAATGCTACTGTAATTATGGATGAACGGGCGGTTGCCCAAGCTGTAGAACCTCACGTGACGGAAATGCAAAATTTTAACAAAAATAGATTTTAGTGAGGAGGTGATGATATGCCGATAACATTGGTAAAGAATAATAATTTTTATTTTGATGGAATAAAAAAACCGTATATTTTGGCATTAAAAAAAGAAAGACCTGTGTTTGCACCTATTAAAAGAAATTATCTCTATATTCCAGGCTTAGAAGGGGCGTTGCTGGATAGCACAGAAACGGATATACGCATTCAGCCCGTTACAGTGTGGGTAGATAACGAAACATTTCCCTCCTTACAAAAATTGAAAGAAGATATGGCAGATTGGCTCATTAAAGAGCAAGTAGCTGAACTTATTTTTGAAGATGAATTAGATCGTACCTATTTTGCAGCAGTGGATGGCTCCTTAGATTTAGAGGAGATCGTCACTTCTGGAAAAGGGACAATTCTCTTTGCTTGTCCAGACCCATATAAATATGGTCCGGTTGAAACATCAGGTCCAATTGCTGACTTCTCTTTGCCAACTGTATTTCATAACTCGGGCAGAGCACCCACTCCTCCAAGATTCAAGGTCACTCTTAAAAATGATACTACGTTCTTAGATATCATCGGGGATGAGGATTATATGAGGATTGGTCGGCCGGTTAATATAGATGAATTTGCTATTGCGGAACGTGAGTTAGTTCTTCATGATCCCATGTCCACTACTACCGGATGGGGTGATGCCCTGAGCTCTGACATAGACGGAGGGGTTGTTGCCGGTACCATGATAAGTGATGGAACAAAATTCATTGCCTCTTCTTTCGGTACAGGTACTACATGGCATGGTCCCGCAAAAATAAAATCACTCGGTCAGGAACTATCTGATTTCGATGTAGAGGTGCAGCCGATTCTTGATAATGATGATTTAACCAAAATTGGGCGAATAGAAGTATATCTTCTGGACGTTAATAAAAAGGCAGTGGCTAAACTTGCTATCAAGGATATCTCCAAGGGGCAGGGGGGCAATATTGCTGAACTGCGTGTTGGTGATAATGAGGTCAATCATTTTATGATTGCGGATTACGGCACCAACTGGAATACTTGGCATAACTTTAACGGGTTACTGCAGATCACTAAAAAGGGGAATAAATGGACTGCATATGTTTGTAAATTTATAGATGGCGATCGTAATAACCGTACTTCAAGAAAGTTAGTGGAATGGGAAGACAGCGATAACCAATTCACTCGTAAAGTGGCCCATGTAGTTGTTCATATCGGAGCCAATGGGACAGCAACTCCATCCAGAATGAGCATTCAGGATTTAAGGGTGTACAAGCTTAACCAATTGACTCAGAATCAAATCCCTTATATCGGGGGAGCGGGTGATGTATTTGAATTTAATATGGAAGCCAGCCGAATCCTCAAGAATGGGGATTTTTTTATGCGCAAAGATTTTGGAGCACGTTTTTTTCACCTACAAAAAGGGGATAATGTCTTAGTTTTTAATCCTCCAGAAGTGATCGAAAAAGTAGAGGCTGAATGGAGGCAAAGATTCAAATGATTCATATTCTGCACCATCAGAAAGATGAAATTGTAGGCTGGATCAGCAGAGTGAAGCAAGACAGCCATCAGAATTCCATTCAAAATGAAGAAAGCTATGATTTTATTGCATCTGTTAGTGAATTAGACATTGAAAAAATTTCAAGCCGATCTCGAATTCTCATCCCTGGTGAAGAAGGAGACTTCCGAGAATTTATTGTTGACTATATTCACGATAGAACTGCAGCAATGGAGAAGCAAGTTTATACAAAGGGTTCCTTCTATGACATACGCAAATTAAAAGTAATAAAACCGCAGACCCTTGAAGCTCAGACAATCCAAACAGCTGCAGGACTTGTTTTATCCGGTCTTCCTTGGGAAGTAGGGATTGTGGAATATAGCGGAATCCGTAAATGGGTAATTGATAAGCATTTAGATGCTTATGAAGCTTTAAAAGCAATTGCCTCTTTATTTGAGTGTGAAATCCGATTTCGTGTAACGGTTAACGGAGATACAATCACTGGCCGATATGTTGACTTCATCAAGCGTCAAGGGTTAAACAGGGGAAAAGAAACGGTTTTCGGAAAAGACTTAATCAACATTACCCGAAAAGTCCTCCCTGAAAGTCACTGCTCTNCCAGGCTTGAGGTTATTGTCACAGATGATGCTGCTTATCAGAATTGGAATTGGAAAGGCCACCACTTAATAGAAAAGTATGAGCCAGAATCATCCGATCAGGACATGACAATGGAAAGACTAACCCAGCTGGGGGAAGCGGAGCTGAAGAAAAGGATTACTGCAGCAGTAGAGTATGAAGTGGATGCAGCAAGCCTTGAACATATTTTCAACCATGAACATGAAATCGTTCGTCTTGGTGATGGCGACCGAATTAAAGATGAGCATTTTAACCCTCCGATGTACTTGGATTCGAGGGTTATTTTTGTTGATCGTTCCGTCTTCAATAAATCAAAAAAGACCTTCAAGCTTGGTGAGGTCATTGAGTATAAAAAAGAAGATGTCATGAAGACGTGGCGGGAGCTGCAGGATCTCTATGCAACAAAGGTCATAAAATCCCCGACTGCCCCACCAGGAAAGCCGAATATCATATGGATCAAAACAGGCGGTTCCATGGAGGTGGCTCATACATGGGAATCTAATTTAAATAAATGGATCCCTTTGAGCGGTAGCATAACCTGGATCATGTACGCTGACGATGAGAATGGCCACAATATGAGCCAGGACTCATCCGGAAAAAACTATATTGGGATTGCCTATAATAAAACAGAAGAGACTCCTTCAATGAATCCTGCCGATTATACATGGTCATTGTTTAGGGGTCCACAAGGGGTGCCGGGCCCAACTGGTGAGAATGGACAGCCTACCTTCACCTGGATTAAATACGGAGATGACGCAAGTGGAAACGGTATGTCCGATAGTCCAACAGGAAAGAAATATATGGGTATGGCTCAAAATAAGTTAGTTCAAGAAGAGTCAAACAATCCCGCAGATTATACCTGGTCATTAATACAAGGACCAAAAGGGGACCAAGGTATAAAAGGTTCAGATGGCACATCGTCCTATACTCATATTGCTTATGCTAATTCACAAGATGGAACATTGGATTTCTCCACAAGTGTTTCATTAAACAAGTCGTATATTGGTATGTATGTGGATGACAAACCTGATGACTCTACCATACCCTCCAGCTATTCGTGGACGTTGATTAAAGGTCAAAAAGGAGACCAAGGTATTCCGGGTACTCCAGGATCTAATGGACAAACCCCTTATTTCCATACAGCATGGGCTAATAACTCAACGGGAACAACAGGGTTCTCCACAACTGATCCAACCGGAAGAACCTATATTGGTACCTATACGGACTTTACGGTTTCCGATTCTAACGATCCATCTAAATATACCTGGGCATTATATCAAGGACCGAAAGGAGACAATGGAGTACAAGGACCAACAGGACCTCAGGGAATACCAGGAGGTCACAACCTTTGTGAAAACGGACATTTCGAAGATGACACTGTAGGTCAGACTCCAGGTTACTGGCAAGGTAGTTCAGGAGGGATTGTTGAAAGTGTTGGGGGAAGCGGTTCATCAAAGTCTTTATCGACTACTGCTAACGCCACTACTAATCGAAATTCGTATACTACTAACTTAATTCCAGTCACCCCTGGTCAAAAGTTTTATGTGACGGCTGAGGGACGTTATTTAAACACATCTGGAACAGGGTTAGGTCGTATTGGATTTAGACGTTATTCTGCTACAAAGGTAGCACTAAGTAACCACGACCCAGTTGTTACATGGAGTACAAAGTCAACAACTTATTCCACTATGAACGGGGTGTACACTGTTCCGTCAGGCTGTTATTACCTTCAAATTTGGGTACAATTCAGCACGAATGGTGAGACAACGAATAAGTTTTACATTGACAATATCCATGTCAATAAAATGATCGGAGAGGAACTAATTGTCCCAGGCTCGATAATAGCTGATCATATAAAATCCTTACTAGGACTAAATGTTAATGATCAGTTTATTGTCGATAATGACGGTAATGTCTGGTTCAAAGGGAATATTACAGGAGCTTCCGGAACCTTCTCTAGCAAGATTTCTACAACAGGAACAAAAGGAACAGTCACAATTGAAAACGACACCGTAAAGTCTGAAATAGATGGATGGTATGTGCAGTTGACTGGCTATCAGTTAGAAGCGTTTATAGGTGCTTTTACCACTGCAAAAATAAACGGCAATGGTCTTTTTATGAGTAAGCTTGAAGACGACCAAAAAGGCGGATCTGTCTCTGCTAGTAACACAAACGGTATTACTCATATAGATATCTATGCTGATAATTATTTGAGGTTGTTAGCTTATGGAACTGAGAAAGCAAGATTAATAGACACAGGTCTTAGTTTAATTGGGAATAATATTATCTCAACAGCGGACCGTGGGTGGATTGCTCCAACGTTTTTAAACGGGGTTTCGAATTACGGTGGGGGTTATGAAACAGCAGCTTATTATAAAGACGCATTAGGTCATGTTCATTTACGTGGATTTTTAACAGGATCCGCGGACGGTAAACACATCTTTACACTTCCGGCCGGGTATCGCCCAGGCGCGTTAAAAACTTTTTCCACATGGTCCAATTCTTCCGTGGGTACATCCAGAATAACCATTGCGCCTGATGGAAAAGTAACTGCAACGGTTTCCGGTAATTGGCTATCTCTTGACGGAATTTATTTCTTGTATGCCAATTAAAAAGAGGTGAATAACTTGTTTATCGAAGCTAGGTTGATTGATGAAAATGGCTTTATTATTGATCCCGTTATCGTGAAAGATTCGGACGTATTGGAGTCAAACCTAATAAAAATACCCGTCCCGCCTTTGTTGTATAAACCGCGGTGGACAGAGAATGGATGGGTAGAGGGTGCGACGGAAGAATATATAAAAAACGAAGATAATCGGACAAAAGGAACTGCGGATATGGATTTGTTAAAACAAGAAAACACTTTATTAAAAGCGCAGATTCAAGCATCTTCAGATAGATCGGACTTCCATGAGGAGATCATTGCTGAAATGGCAATGCTAGTCTACCCATGATAGTCCGATTTTTTATAGATACTAATTTACTNATTTACTTAGGAGATGAGATTATGATGGCAATGTTTTTTGCACAGAGAGTGATTTTAGGAAAGACTGCATTTGAGGATGTTCCAGAATCATTAAAGCCAGCAACATACGAGCACTTGAAGGATAGTGGTGTAGAGTTTTTAGCTGGCGATTATCAGCCACCTGCAGCTAATTAATAGAGAAATATAATAAAGCCTTCAAGGGGGGATTGTGAGTGACACAGGAGGCGACAGCATTGAATGCGTATGATAAAGAAATCACCGAAATGAAAGGTGATATTAAGGCATTGGAAAATCGGGTTAACAATTTGGAGAGAACCTCTGATCGTCATGACCAGCAGATCATCTCAATGAATGAAAAGCTGAACAAGATTGATGAAAACACAACTTGGATTAAAAGGACAATTACAGCAGCCATCATTACAGCGATTAGCACCGGGATTATAGGCGGGGCAATCGCTATTTTTTATAACGTATTAAAGGGAGGACAATAATATGGATGATTATCTTAAAGGCTTTGTCGATGGTTATAACAAAGCAAACCAGAAGCAAGAAACAAAGGTAGCTATTACGATTGATGGCAAGGTTGTAGCACAAGAAATATATAAAGATATTGGTCAATTAATCAATCGAGATATTCTAAGATCGGAGGGTAATAGGATATGATCAACTGGAAAGTAAGATTTAAAAATCCTGTATTTCTTGCTCAACTATTTCTTGCCTTTTTTGTACCTTTACTCGGTTATTATGGATTAACTGCACAGGACCTCACTACTTGGGGTTCTGTTTTTAATTTATTGGGTGGTGCTTTCTCAAATCCCTACGTTCTTCTGCTGATAATCGTGAGTGTATGGAATGCCTTGAATGATCCCACTACAAGGGGAATTGAGGATAGCCAGCAGGCAAAACGATACCAATGGCCTAAATAAGCTGCCCTTTTGGGTGGCTTATATTTTGAAAGGAGAGGGTTTTAATTGGTCCTTAAGCTAGCTGGATGTGCAGGTCATGCAGGATTTGGAGTAACTGCAGGCAAAAGATCACCTGCAAATGAATATGAATGGGATTTTAATAACAAGGTCATTTTGGCATTTGAACAAGCCCTGAAAAAATATGAAGACGTTGTATTTTTAAGGACAGATGACCGAACCGGACGAAAAGACGTATCTCTCGATGACAGGGTAGATAAGGCTAACAGATGGGGAGCTGATCTTTATATATCATTCCACCACAATGCATATCTAGCCAGATGGGGGACCTGGACAGGCACAGAAACTTATACCTATTTAGGATCCTGGCCAGATGCTGAAAGGCTCGCTGGATATGTGCACTCTCGTCTTGTGGAAGCATACGGTCTCAAAGATAGAGGATTAAAGAAAGCTGATTTTCAAATCTTGCGTGAAACGAAAATGCCTTCCATCCTTCTTGAAGGAGGGTATATGGATTCCACTATTGATATCAAAAAGCTTCGAGATGACAAGGTTTTGCGTGCTGCCGGTTATGCTGCGGCTTCTGGTGTTGCAAAGTATGCTGGGTTGAAAAAGAAGGTAACAGAAAAGCCACCTACAAAGCCAGTTCAAAAACCGAAACCAGAACCAAAACCAAAGGAGGAAGATGATATGTTGAAAAAAGCAATTGTAATCAACGGATTTGCAGATTTCCCTGTGGCAGAGAGGCTTGCGCTTAAACTAAAAGCTCCCGTCTACTTGCGCTCTATTGTTAAAGGTCAAAAAGTGGCCAAAGAATTATATGTTGTTGGCGGTACCAAGGATGGAATGGTAGCTGATAAGGTTACTTTGCTTTCTGGTGCTGATCGTTTCGAGACAGCAGCTGCAGTTGGGGAGTTCCTTAAATAATATAAAAAAAGCCCTTCTCAGTTGAGAGGGGCTTTATTATAGATTATTTTAATGAACAAACGCACCCTATAGCATTCCTGTAGATCACTAAATTTGAGCTTTGATAAAAACAGGGCTCCTCAGTAAGATATGAGTAAAGACACCACTCTAACTCAAACCTTAGGAGGAACCCTTACTATGAAGTTTAAAATGCAGGACAAACAAAATCAACTAATCGAAAGAATTTCTGACAAGCATCTTGTAATTGGAGTAGATATTGCCCAACAATTCCATGTAGCCAGGGCTGTCAATTTTCGTGGAATTGTTCTAGGAGATCCAATCACTTTTCAAAACGACGAAGAAGGTTTCTCGGCCCTATTAAACTGGATTAATAATCTTAAAAGATTACATAAATTAGAGGTATCCATTGTCGGAATGGAACCAACAGGCCATTATTGGATTAACCTTTCAAAATGGCTCATAAAGCGAAATATTGAGGTAGTAACGGTTAATCCACATTTGGTTAAAAGGAATAAAGAAAATCGTGATAATACGCAATCAAAGAGTGATAAGAAAGATGCCCTCGTCATAGCCGATATGGTGAAGAATGGTTACTACTCCTTTGTGAGACTTGCTTCTGAACCGTTTGAAAAACTCAGGGTTCTCATGTCTAACCGGGATGTTGTTGTTAAAAGGCTTGTAAGCTCTATTAATCAATTAAATCGCTGGGTGGACATTGTTTTTCCCGAACTCAGGCAAGTCTTTAAAGACATTACCGCAAAAGGGGCAATCGCCACACTGCGGCTTTTTCCAACTCCGATGGAACTAGGTTCCATGAATCCAGATGAGATCGTTTCCGGTTGGAAATCACTCATGAAAAGACAGCCTGGGTTAAAGAAAGCCTATTTACTTCTCAATGTAGCCAGGAAATCTGTCGGTACAATGCAAGCCATAGAGGCCTATAAATTTCATCTGGAACAATTACTCGAAGAGTATGACCTTGCGGTTCAACAACTAAACAGAGTCGAGCTGACAATCAAGAAAGAACTTCTTAAAATTCCTTTCGCCGATAAACTGCTTAAGATCAAGGGAATTAGTGATATTTCTTTAGCCGGTATTTTAGGCGAAGCAGGAGATTTAAGTGGGTTTTCGCACGGTAATTCTTTACTCCGCCACGCAGGGCTCCATCTCTCTGAAGCTAGTTCTGGGAAATGGAAAGGACAAATTGTCTTATCAAAACGTGGAAGGTCAAGACTCAGGCGTTTCCTTTACCTGGCCACTATCAGCCTGGTAATAAACAACGCTGAGTTTAAGGCTGTCCACTCCAATAATGTGAAAGTCAAGAAAATGAAAAAGATGAAATCGATAATGAAACTGGTTGGGAAATTGGCCAGGATTTTTGTAGGAATGGCACGTAATAACGAATCGTATTGTCCAGAAAAAGTTCGACCCCTAACAGAGCTGGCAGCTTAGTTTAAACAAATTTTTTCGAAGAGAAATTAGATCGAATGTTGGCTTATTCGCAGGATCTCAAATATGTACGGAGTACCAGGTTACTTAAACAAAAGGGCACTGACCCATTCCGTTAGCTAGACTGGCCTCCACCCCTTGGATAGGCATGACGAAGGAATGAGAGGGCGATTGACCCGTTGAGACATGGGAGGGAAAGCCTCCAGGGGCGGCGTGGAGAAGTACATCACATGGTAAAATATGGAGTATAATCCTACTCCTCTATTTAACTATGCCTTCACGTAGCCAAATGTCCAGAATCTACTCCTTACATTCAATTAAATGTAATCCTAGGTGGATGAAATCCTGCGAATAAGCGAGTATTCGGAAGATAATCGTATTAAACTGAGGGAGTTTAAGTAGAAACCTTCACAATCTCTTTTATACTTTAACATAATCCAATCCCATAAATATATTTTTCTAGAATCTTACTCAATACAAAAAGACGCCTTCTTATTAAAGAAAAGCGCCCTTTTCTTGAAGACTCGATATCAAGATAATATTAAAGGCATAACATTACAATCTTCTGTTTTTGCTCCCGGTTTGAGGAATAAGATTATCGTATTCCTGATTATGTTTAGTTAACATAATTGAGTGTTATAGGTAATTAAAACAGGTTGATTATCCAAAAGGTACGCAACCTATTTTTGTTGACATAACTAAGGATTATCAGTAGTCAATCTATCTAACATTCTCTAAAAACACCCTTCAGAATAAGGTCTGAAGGGTGTTTTTGTTTACGCGGAGGCGGTGGAATCCCTCCACCTAGGCACCTTCCGGTGTAGAGCAGGGATTTCATGAATATCTGCTCCGCCTTCCCGTAGCGTGTGTCAGTCGCCAAGGATCTCGACAAGACTCCAGCGAAGTGAGTTCGTCCCCGGTCGCATGATGCTACCTCGTATAGAGAACCCACTGTTAAGCCCCAGCTTATTGCGCGCTACAGTTCGTACACTTAGCGTCTGCAGTGCTGCTGCAGGAGCAATCGTGAGCTCAACCCGACCGTCTGCTAGTACGCGGGTAGTATCGACAGAAAGATCAAACTGCTTATCAAGATAACCCCCCTCGGGGAGCAGTACTACTCCACCTACATGTGCGACTGATGTTGCAATCCTTCCAGCGTAGTATGATTTTCCGTCCGGCCTATACTGGCGTATGACCACAGCATCTTGCGAAAGACCCCGATCCCAACCAGCTGCTTGGTGATAGTCGATGAAATAGCTTGTCGTAAAGGGATGCGTGAAGCGAATGATCGCCACCTGGGGACTTCCTGTTGTGCCTCTTTCGAACGGACTCAATGTTAGATGGGTTGTCTTCGGCCATTTGCCGTTACTCTCTATAAGAACCGTGTTTTGTTGTGGTAGCCAATTTTTAGAAAAAATGTACGGAGAGCATAAAGATGGACCTGAAGGGCCGAAGCGCGGGTCCATGAACGTGGGGTCCGTACCGCCGTATGACATGGCGCTCATGATGCAGTACGGGTCCCCGTAGGCGTTCCCCATTATGTCATACGATTCATCCTTCAGCCCGTGGCCATGCCCCATCTCATGCATGATGAAGTCGGAACGCATCACGCCCTGATCAGTCAGCACTCGTCCCTGAGCTGACCCAGCGCCTTGCTGTCCACCCTCCGTTATGTTCTGACCAATAAACGGAACGTCAATATAAACTAGAATCTGGTCAAAGCCACGAAGGTCATGTCCTGCCGCCTTATGGGCATCGATACCCATGTTAATAGCATCGCTTCTACGTGTGTTGAGTGCCTGCGCCGTCGTAATCGACAAAGTCACCCAACTAAAGACAGACGAGTTTGTTAGATCCAGTTCACCGAACGACATATCGCTCCAGTAATCGATGGCTCCTCCTAGTCCTGGCGTGAACAGGTTGACGAAGAATTGCTGGGCCGTCTGATTGGTAGAGGTGCCCTGGCAATTGCAAAGGAGCACAGCCCAGCGAAATTTCGTACTCATAGCTCTTTCCCTCCTTTTACTGTAAGGCAACCAGGATTGGGATTAACCCTTGGCCTTCTTTCAATGGGTGCATTGCCTTGCCAATAACTGTGCCAAAGGCTTTCAAAGGATCCGTTGCCTTCATCGCATGTCCCGGGGTGTCAGATGTGGTAAGTAAGTCTCCTACCTTAATTGGTGCGTAGCCTGCATCTACTTTACAATATACTTTTCCCATCAGAGCAACTGGTTTTCTGTTTATCAGTGATTGCTGTTTATCTAAAATAATACCAGGCTTGTAATTGCCTGCGCCAGAGATCACACCTACAACTCGTTTATCGTATGCATACTGACTTTGTAGTAACGAATCCCCTTCACCAAAAATCATAACAGTCCCAGGTTCGATTGTATCAGCCTCGAATACATCAAAGTCTTCAGCACAATCTGCATTTGAGAGAATGATGTCACCATTGGCTCTGATATTACCAGTAACATGGACATCGCCCTCGAAAAAACCAGCGGGAGAACCCTTACCGCGGATGCCTGGGCCTTGATTTGTGAGGTGGATTCCGGCCACCGCCGATTTCCCTGGTGCGCTCGCATGCCCCTTGACACCGTCACCCCCGTTTTTTCCATCACCCCAGACCCCCGCGGACCCAACACCTGGTTGGGCTTGGGTCTCGCCATAGACACCGACCCATTGCTTTCCGACTGCAATGAGCCCAGCGGAGCCCTCACCATAAAAGGCACTTCCTCCCGCTTCATTGGTACCCACGACCCCTGCATGGTCCTTGTTCTTGGATGTACCTCGCACACCCTCATAATTATTGCTCTCTCCATACACGCCAATCCAGTCGACGCTCGTTCCGATTACGCCGGACCCACGTGTAGCTGTTCCCATTACCCCCATTCCCTGATCTGGAGCATTGCTTGTACCGAGAACTGCCGGTTCGTTCGGATTTGAAGATTCACCTCGTATCAGAGCCATATATAGTTTCCTCCTCCTTAAGTCATATTTTTCTGAAACCTATATTTGAAAAAAAATATACATTATCAATATACTGTGAAGGTTTTATATCTAGTACTAATAATTCGATGTATACCCTATACACGAACATAATGTCAATTTTAAGAAGTAAGCCAAAAAGCCAAACCCAGTAGTATTAAGGGTTTGGCTCTTGTTCATTTTTTATTGATTATGCATGATTTTATACATGATTGATTTATCAACGTTTCTAGCTTCTTAAGAAGCCTGACAGCTGAATAAAAAAGTGGGATTTTAATTGCGACTAAGGAATGGGGCGAAGGGCGACCAAGATCCCACTCCGGAGCTGGATTCGCATACGCGCGTTTAAGGACACGAGCTGGTTTGTGATCCCGCTAAAGGTGTTTGGGTTGTCGGTATTCGTTTGACCGAAGGTCGTCCGCCCCGACGAGATGAGTGCGTTCCAACGCGTTACAAGGGGGAAGATCGGATCTCCGGGAAGGAACCGATTGAGCTGCGCACGCCGCGTGGTTGTCGTCGACAAGACTCTCGCCGTCGTAAAACCACCTTCAAAGAAGAAGGTCAACGCGCCCGTGCTCGGGACCCACGCGAGGAGAGTGACATTAATAACACGATTTCTATCTTTTCCCATATTGTTCCTCCTTTAAAATTAGATTCAATTTATCTTATGCTTGTTCAACAAATCAGTATAGATTCTTGTAGCAGCGTTTTATTGTAATTTAAAAGAAATAGAAAAAAGATAATTCGTAATAATGTTGCCCCTCATCCCTAGGCATAGTGACAGGGTAGCTGCTATGATCCGCAAAGTAATTAGCTGTTTTGGAGAGATATACACATGGTCCAATTCTTCCGTGGGGACATCCAGAATAACCATTGCACCCGATGGAAAAGTAACCGCAACGGTTTCCGGTAATTGGCTATCTCTTGACGGTATTTATTTCTTGTATGCCAATTAAAAAGAGGTGAATCATTTGTTTATCGAAGCTAAACTGATTGATGAAAATGGCTTCATTGTTGATACCGTTGCCGTTAAGGATACGGATGTCTTGGAAGCAAACCTAATAAAAGAACCCGTCCCGCCTTTGTTGTATAAACCACGGTGGACAGAGAATGGATGGGTAGAGGGTGCGACGGAGGAATATATAAAACACGAAGATAACCGGACAACAGGAACGGCGGATATGGATTTGTTAAAACCTCTTGAAAAACCGAAACCAAAGCCGGCCCCTAAACCTAAACCAGTACAAAAACCAAAGGAGGAAGATGATATGTTAGGAAAAGCAATTGTAATCAATGGGTTTGCTGATTTCCCTGCAGCTGAGAGGCTTGCATTGAACCTCAAAGCTCCAATTTATCTGCGTTCAACGGTTAAAGGGAAGAAAGTAGCAAAAGAACTGTATGTTGTAGGGGGCACTAAAGATGGCATAGTAGCAGACAAAGTTACTCTGTTATCTGGTGCAGATAGATTTGAAACGGCTACGGCTGTTGGAGAGTTCCTGAAATAAATGCAAAAGCCCTTCTCAGTTCGAGAGGGGCTTTATTATAGGCTGCTGTTTTCAATTAACGCACTCGTTTGTTTAAGTCCTCTTTTATTACGCCATTTCTTCACAATAAGGAACCTTATCAGTTAGTATTAACCGAAAAAAAAGAGCATTATTATCCGCCTGAACTTATTCTCAGCCTACTTTGTATTACCCTTTTAATCTCATTAATTGACTCCCGTTAACTTCTGTGGAAAAGGCAAACTTTTCATAATAAGGAACTAGCCTCTCTGGACAGTAAAGTTCAACTCGGTCAACATTAACTATTCTAGGGTGAGATAATATCGATTCTAATAATAATTTACCGAGACCTGTACTGCGATACTGTTCTTTAACAATGACATCAAAAATAAATGCTCTATACTGAGAGTCGGTTATTGCTCTTCCAAATCCCAGTAACTCCGATGTGTCATTGTTGATAATGCCAATTACTATGCCGCTGTTTGAAATCATTTCCCTAATGTCAGGTAATTGTCGCTTTTGTGTCCACCATTCTTTTTGGAATAAGCTTTGCAACTCCTCTAATAGGCTTTCATTAAAATCTTCTACAATTGTATAGTTCATTTTGCTTCCCCCTAAAATTTATAGGGTGATTATTCGACAAGGAGTTACCAATTTCCTCCAAATCCAAAATGTTATTTTACTAACCTGCCCCTTTTGTTCAATAAGGAGAAAGCCCTTCTTGAAATCGAGAGGGGCTTCTATTTCAGTGCATAATAACATGATTAAATTGGTTAAACCACCTTTGGTTCCTCATGACAACATCCTCAAATTTCCCCCGATCTTCAATCTCATCTGGCGGTAGATAGTTACAATCTGCATGAATGATCCCTTTAAAGGTACCGTCCATCACAACATCAACACCCATCATAAATTCTTCCATGCAAACATGACAATGCGGTTTAATATTATTTTTGCTCTTCAACTTTATCCCTCCCAATGCAATAATTAGCTACAATAGGGAAAAAGTCCTTGTGTCTGTTTTGTGAATTCTTAATTAATAAAGATTAGTCTCAGTCCAGTTATGAAATTGTTATAATTTATAACTTACAACTTATGACTTATTAATATGGAAATGTTTTGGGGAAACAACTCATAAAGGTCTTGATTTAGAAAAAAAAAAGAACGACAATTAGAATAAAATGTAAAAGGGTGGTATCTAGTGTCGCTAAATTTTGATTATAAAGACAATACAAAACCTGATGAAAGGTTTTGGAGAGAAATTGGTGTCTCAATTGATCCCATTTTGGAATTAGAAGGTCCATTAATTAGTAATAGGGTTAAGAGATTATTAGAAAACAAAACAGTAAGTGTCTTAAAGGAACTAGCAGTTTTATATGGCTTAGATTCTGCAGAAAGTAAAACTGAATTAGTAACTTTATTATTAGGTCTACCAGAAGATGATAAACGAGAAATATTAATACTTCATGACTATGAAAATAGGCGTAAACAAACAATCAATAAATTTTATAAGTTGAAAATGTCAAATGCACAAGAGCAATTTGCATCTTCAAGCTTAACTAAATTAAAACATTTAATTTCTAACACTAGCTTATCAATGATTGAATTATATACTTTATATTCTTGGGATATTAAGTCCACTGGAGATTTGTATACATATGAGAAAGGTATTACATTAGATGAAGCACAAAAAATACCAAGTTCATATAGAAATATACTTATTGATGAATTATTTAGAGAGTCTGGACAAAAACAGAAGTTTCGAGTATTTTCATATTTAATATTAGACCAAACAGTTACTGTTATTTTATATAAGCAGGTAAATGATGCTCCAAGAGCGGATTTTGATAAAGCTGTTAGAAATAAAGAAGTTGTACCACTAATGTTCTCTGTTAATGCAAAAGAGAGAACATTAGAAATAAAGAGTACAACTCTAACAGATAAGAAGGCCTTAATTAAATATTTTAATAATAATTTCCCGGATTGTAATCCGTCACCTATCCAGCTTAAGGTATTTGAAAAATATAATAGTGAAGATGTAAAAAACGCATTTATTCAAGGGTCATTACCTGGAGAAGAGAAGGTTGAGGATTTTGTAGTAAATAAAATAGTTTTCAGGGAAAGTCCAATTAAAAATTCACCAAAAGTAACTTTAGAACTCGAAAATGAGGATATTTGGCCATCTGTTAAATATGCACATATAAATAAATGCATTGACTTAGAAAGCTTAAAGGATATCGAGAGTTTGTCAATAAAGTCGTCTAGTAAAAGTAGAATCGTACGATCGATTGTTCGTGATAATGGAAATGTTTTGTTTACTATGGATGACAGTCGTTTAGAAGAAGCAAAGAAACAGTTGATTGTTGAAAAATTTATAAAGAAATTTGGAATTCCTTTAAACCAAGAAATAGCAAATGGAAAATATACAGCTGGTAAAGCAGATAAGATAGATTATTTGTTAGGTACACCACAGACCAAGTCATTAGATGAGCATGGTAAAAAAATCCTATCAGAGTTAATTAAAAATAAATTAATAATTGAAGTAAAAAAGCAGAATTTTTATTGTATAGTTTGTAAATTAGAGAAAGAAATTACTGACGAAACCCCTGATGAGTGCCCGGATTGCGGTAACCGTGATTTAAAGTTCAAGGAAATAACTGAAATGAAATCTGATTTAACAGTAATAAGGTCATTAATTAGAAAATCTTTAAAAGGATTGTCCAATTTCTCCTTAGCAACATACGAACCGAAAATTATTTTTGATGATACCCAATACAAATTCTATAAGTTAGAAAGTTTAGAGAATAATGAGATCATTCAAATATTGTTATCGGATCAAAGTATACCCTACAAAGACCTAAACAGATTAAAAACAATGATGACACCAACTATAATTGTCTTTGTAGGTCAATTAGAAAAGAATCTTGAATCTTATAATAGTGATTGCATACAAGCAGTAACTTTTGGTAATCTATATGTAACTGATGAACATATGTTCGGTGATTTTTATTCACAAATAATTGAGAAACTCAAACTTCGTCAAAAATCTTTTGTGCATAATGCAGCAAGTATTGCTGAGGAATCATTGGGTCAATTAAAAACACCTCCATCAAAGGTAGATAAAAAATATACAGATAAGAAATTTGAAGATGACATTTATGCTATATTGAAAGACCTATTCCCCAATTCTGAGAAATGGGGAAAAGAAATGAGCGGGAAACCTGTACCCGAAGGGATCTTTGCTATCTCTTATATTGAAAAGGGTAAGTTAAAACAAGAAAAAAGAAGAGTATTTTCATATGACTGTAAGTTCACTAGAAGTGATGAAGGATACAATCTTAAAAAAGAGGAACAAAGGAAAGCGGTAGATTATATCGAACTATTGAATGATAATGACATTATCCAGAATTATAGTGATAACCAGGAACTTTCTGGTCACGTATTTATCTCAAACAGGTTTAAAGAAGTGCAATTTGAAACTATGAAACAGCACTTTTATGAGAAATTAAATGATGAGTCAAATGCAAGACCAATCTTTTTGACTGTTGATACATTATTATATTTGTATCATATGTATAGAAAAAACTATGAACATATCGCAAATTCAAGAACAATTTTTAGTAAAGAGTTAATTAAATTATTTACTAAGGAAGTAATTGATATAGGTGCTGTAGATATATTGTTCAGAAGGGTTCTAAACAAAAATGTAGAAGAATATCCTCAATTAGATACGAAATCAGTTACAGAGTTTATTGAGGATAAAGACTAAAATTAACAGAGGGGATTACCCATGGAGAACTTTTCAATCGATAACGACGCATTAACTTCATATCTTCAACTGTTTAAGCCGGATATAGAGTATCAAATAGTTGACTTATATAACGAGGATTTTGTGGTCGTGATAGGAGAGAAGAGTTGGAGCTTTGTTTTCTTAGAAAAAAGTGTAATCATTCTGTTTATAATTAATGGGTCCATTAAAGATATGTTTCCAATGAATTACGATTATTTTATTTCTGATGAATTATTTAAAGATATTGAAAACCTTTCGTTTATTCCCTCTAGGATTCGGAGGTATCAAGAGTTAGGGGTAAAAAGGTTCAAAGCTGAAATAATGGAACAATTACAACTTGGTAATATATACACCAACAGTGAAGGCACTACTGCTATTTGGAATGATTACAATTTGAAGTTTAGGTTTGATTCATTGTTTAGACTTGCAAACATATTTATATAGATTATACTGAAGAAGACACTGGTAACACCTTAGCCATAGATTCTATCTGTGGCTATTTTTTGTTATTGAAATATCCTTCTCAGGGAGAGGGGATAAAATTTTACATGGGATTTACGTGCAGTTTCGAAGCTTCAATGTCTGCTAAGTAACTGTGAGCACCGCACATGGTCAAAAGATTTCTACGCGCTCTTTCTTATCCACTAGCTCCCTTCTGTGAATTATATGATTGGTCCGATTAGAATTGAACATTAAATTTTTCAAAACGGCAAATCATCCTTCACAACCAGCCTAATCTGATTCACGTCTTCGGTAATATCATTTACCTCGTTCCAGATAGCTCATTTCTTCTATTTTTATTCACGCATTAACGCTACTCGATAAGGGAATAATGTCCCTTCCATCATTCCCTCGGAAATAGCAGGATCATCTTTCATGAATTGTTTTGCACTCGTTTCATTTTCAGCTTCAAAGATAACAATTCCAAATCCGGTATCATCGTCGTTCAGTGTTCGTCCTGCCAATATTACTTTACCCTTTTCAGTATACTCTTTAAGTCTTAAGAAATGGCGGCTAATAATCTCTTCTTCTGTTTGCGTTCAATTTTCACTATTTAAGAAATGTGTTTTTAATTTCAATTTATATAAATATTGTTCCATTGATCTATCACCTCATTATTAAATAGAGAACGTATAAATTGTTTTATCTAAAATGGCAAATCATCTTCCGGCATCACCGGCACGATTTCTCTGACTATCTGTGTAATATCGTTTTCATTCCAGGCAACCTTCTCGATAATTGTCTCCCTCTGACCGGTCTCACGCTTCTGCTGCTGGATCCATTCATAAGCTACTACAGCAACAGCAAAGTTAGGATCCTTCTTAAATTCATTATCCCTTACATAAAATTCTCCGTTTCTATATCCGCGGTTGCCTTCCACATTAAGGATTGTTTGGATTACCACTTTCATAATTCATAGTCCTTTTCCTTTTTAGGTGAATTATACACGAACGTATATTCTGTATTCAACTTGAATTCGAACAAAGGTTCGTATAAAATTAAAGAAAAGGAGGTTCGATCGATGAAGGGGATACTATCGCGAGCTGCATCAAATGGAGAACTGCTCGAAATGATTTATCTAGACAACAAAGGGGTCATTAGCCAACGGAAAGTAAAGGTTTTAAGCTTGGATGATGAATCATTTCGTGCGTATTGTTATGCCAGGAGTCAGCAGAGGACATTTTTAATAAGGAATGTTTTATCGGTCGGACCTGAACGCAAGATATTGAGAGGAGCTTAAAAAGTGGGAGTTAAAATGCCGAAAAAGTCAAAGCCACAACGTCCATCCCGAGATGATTTTGAACTTGAAGAATTAGGGAATCAGCTAGTTGAGGCTCATACTGAAAAAAATGAGGTTACTTTGATCGTGTTTAAAAAAGAAGAACCAGTACAAGGAAAAATTGTGAAACTAGACGGTCAGACAAAATTAATTCATGTCGAAAATGGTTTTGATACGGTTAAAGTTCCATTCTTAGATATATTAAAGGTAGAAAGCGCTCCTCAGTTTTAGGGGCGCTTTTCACGTTTTTGGGGTTCAGACTTTTTGATGTATTTATTAATGTCATCATACCAGATTTCTTCTATGGGCAACCCTAATTCCTGGGCAATTATGTAGGCGTTTTGCAATGTAGGAATGGTTCCTCTATATAATGTGCTCATCGTCTTCGCACTGATTCCATATTTCTTAACAAAGTGACTTTGCTTTATTCCTCTTTCGTCCATGACCTCTTTTAAACGCGATTTCATCGTTACCACCTCGTCTAAAATTTCGTCAAAGAAATAAATTTTCCTTCATTTAACTTGGACGTGCAATTAATTAGTAGTAGACGAATAAGAATGTATTACAAACGTAACACCACTCAGATTTCAAAGAGGTATTACGGATGTATTACTTAAATGGGAGTGGATTTTATGAGAAAGGTTCAGCCGGTTTCCTTCAGCCTTAGCGATCCGTTTGAAATAGAACTGTATAAACACGCTATCAGTAACGGAGCATTCTCTAAGTACATGAAAAGGCTTATTCAGAGAGATATGGAGAGAGGTGAAAACACAAAAAATGCGCCTCCCCAGGCCAATGTAATACATGGCGGAAAGAACGCTTTTAACGGTTTCAAATTAGGTTAGACGTGTGCCAGGTAGCAGACGCGTCTTTACGTCAGCTTATGCGAGCACTTTAGAAAAAATGCATGTACAGGAGGGTTTAGGATGAAAAAAGTTGAAAAAATGTCTGTCCGAGAATTTCTTAACGGAAAGGAACAGGAAACATTCCAAACGAGAGTCACCAGGCATTTCAAAAAGTACGGAATGCTATATAAAATAGTCGGCTCTACAGTAGTCATATTTGTGGCCGGAGGAGGGTTTGACTATGCTCTTGCAGCCAGTAGTGCAATAGATGCAAAAGCCAATTTGATCTACTACAAATTAATGGATGTTGGTAAATGGATCATTATATTCAAAGGAAGTATTGATACCATCAAAGCTGTGGGAAATGGTGATTTTGATTCTGCTAAAAAATCATTCTTCTCTTATCTGTTAATCTACATTTTACTTTTAGCATTGCCTTACGGATTTGAAGAAATAGATAAATTGTTTTCTAATGTGAAGATGGCTTAGGAGGTGATTAATTTGAAATTTCGTCTATCAGGGGAATTTGGGGAACTCTCACCAGTGCGAAATTGGCAGCCTCACACAGGTATTGATTTAGCTGTTCCGGAAAACAGCACATTAAGAGCTATTGGAGAAGGTACAATTGATCGTATCTTTAACGGGTCTGGTGCAATAGGTAAAGGGTTATCAATTCAGCTAACAGATGGCACACGAGCCATTTATGGCCACATGAACGAAGTGACTGCCAGGGTTGGAGAACACGTTGATGCAGGTGACATTATTGGCCTGAGTGGAAATACCGGAAACTCTACAGCTGCCCATTTGCATTTTGGTTTACGGTCTCCTGATGGTACTTTCATGGATCCAACTCCAGTAGCTGAACAACTGGCAGCCATGAGCGGGGAAACCTCTAGTATTTCGAAAGGTGGTATCTTTAATTGGTTTTTGGAACGGGGAAAGGTGAACAATTACCAAGGATACGAACAGGAAAGCTTGATTCGCGAATATGCCAAAGAATACGTTACTGAATTCACATTAGGGGCTTTGGACGCGTTAAAAGATTTACTCCTTGGTGCTTCCCTGGTTGGTTCTGCCCTATGCATCATTTTAAAAGTTGCAGGATGGCGAGATGGTAGTCGTTGGGCAGGGGTTTTAATGGTCGCTAACATTCTTATTAAATACTTATTTGGAGGGATTTGAAATGGCGAAAAAAAGTTGCGAGATGTGCGGAAATATTTTGTTTTCTAAAAGTAATATTTGCCTTGACTGTAAGCAATGGGGGAATTTTTTAAAACCCCTGCATTCAATGGGAGTAAAGCCGGGTATTATTGCGGGTCATCTTTACGAGCGATTGATCCACAAGCTTGAAAATAAGGAGATATATTATGATTACCTGTGGCTTCAAGAGTACGATGAGTCTTTGCTTAATGCCGTTGTACCATTTACATTTTGGAGGAATGGAGAATGAAAACCATAAAGCTAAGCAAATACTTTAAAATCGTTCGTCCAGAATATATCTTTATTAAATTAACTCCTAATAACTCAATCCGTAATCAAACCACTCATAAACTTGCCAAAGCCATCGCATCCCTACACAAGAATTTAATTCAAAATATAAATAAAGAGGAAGTAAAGTTAGTTAAGGCCCTGGGCAAAGAATTTTTGCTCGGGACTCAATTCTCATTTGAGATGAATTCAAAAGTAAGTTTCTTGGTTTATATAGAGAAGAAGAAAATCGAATTTTATTTCATTGCTCCCAAACATCATTATTCATTCATTAAAGAAAAAATAGGTGATGTGTGGACCAACATCACAGTTACTGAGGTAGAACAGCTCCCTATGTTTTCTGATGACGCAGCCATGTATCAAATGGTCTATAAAAAAGAAGACGCCTTAAGTCTAGCTACAGACCGGCGGAATAGTGACTTGCTGCATTCCAAGCTGAATGTGGTGGATGTATTAGAAGAAGGAGACAAAGCAGGGATCTTTTACAACTTTATGCCAGCATCTCAGTTCAGCTGGCGAAGCAGCTACGAAAACACAATCAATAAAGTGAAACGAAACCTTCCTACAGACCGTAATAAAGTTGGTATATCCTACTGTTTTAAATTAGCAATCGGCATACTTTCATCCATCACAGATGGAATCGGGGAGGCTCTTGGAGGTGAAAACAAGTCAAAGAAAGGAATTGATAGCATTAACATACTTGAGCAAACACTGGAACGGTTAAACGGGGGAAAGAAGATTAATGAATCCACTCGGAAAAAGGCCACCGCAACTGTCATCGATACTCAAATTGTAGTGATCAGCGAAAGCTCAGATAAATTAAGGCAGCGAAACAGTGCTCGGAGCTTAGCGCAATCATTTGAAACAATAACGGACGACAATAAATTAATCTCTAAATCTGTAAAGCCGTTTAACTATACTGATTATAAAATTAAAGCAGAAGTAAACAAAATAGGAGATGAAGAAGCACAGAACTTTCTTTCTCTTGCTGGCCGAGACATATTGGAAAAATATAATTTCATCGAAAAGGTAGAAACTCAGGAGACGGAGGTTCCTGAAGACTTAAGGATGGGAGTAATGAGGATTGGCACCAGCACATACAGAGGGAATAAGCAGGATGCTTTTCTTTCCACAGACAAAGAATTTAAATACCTTTCACTGATTCTTATCGGACCGAACCGCGCAGGGAAATCAACTTTAATCGGAAATCTTGCATTTGATTCAGTGAAGGTCGGGGAATGTACCATAATTTTCGATTACATTGGCAACTGTGAATTAAGCGAGGAAGTAGCAGCACTGTTTTCCAAGGAGAAGGTTTTAAATGTAGAATGTAACGACTTTGAGAAGTTGCAAGGATTAGGATATAACGAGGTAGAAGTAACTGCAGATCCTTTTATCCAATATGACAATGCCAAGAAACAGACCACCCAGCTAATGACTCTGGTTAATTCGATTAACTCTGCAGACACTCACCTTTCACCTAAAATGGAACGATACCTAACCAGTGCGGCTCTGATTGTATTTATCTCTGGTGGGAGCATTCGTGATGTATTTCAGGTACTCCAAAACCATAATGCCAGGCATCAATTTTTAATAAAGGTGTCTAAAAGTCAATATGAGAACTTAGAAGAATATATGATGAGCTTGGATGAACTTGATGATTATGATAAGGATGGTAATATCCAAGGAACAAAATTGAATTTAATTGTTGGGATTATTGACCGTCTTAATAAGTTAAAGTCCAACACATATATGGAGCTCATGCTAAAAAAATCGACAGCCAATAACTTCAACCTTGTGGAGGAAATGCAAAAGAGCCAGCTTATATGTTTTAAAATGCCCGAGCATATGTTTACTACCGACAATGAGAAAGATGTTTACTGCACGTACTGGATCACTAAGATTTGGATGGCCTTGCAAATGCGGAAAATGAAATATAAAAATAACCGGGATGAGATGACGAAGGTTAACCTGGTTATTGATGAGCTGTACCAGGTAGAGAGTACTGAGAAGTTTTTAACAACTAAACTTAGCAGGCTGCCTAAGTTTAATATCAAACCAATTATCAGCTGCCATTACTTAAATCAAATCAAAACAATCCGCCCAGAATTAAGAAGTGCTAGTGCCAGCTATATGCTGATAGCCGGGTGCGATAAGGAGAATTTTAAGGAGCTGCAGGATGAATTAAAGCCATTTGAGCTGGAGGATCTTATGCAGTTGAAGAGGTTCCACTCGTTGAACCTGATTAAAAATAAAGATGGGTATGGACGGTTTATTACAAAACTGCCGGCGCCAGTATCCTGTAAACTGGAGGAAGTATCAAATGGAAATTGATATTAAACACATGGCAAAATCAATCAGTAAAAATACAGGAGTCGACATTAAAACGGTTCTATTGGTTTTGGATGCTGAATTTTTTATTATCTGGATAAAAAAGGACTAATTGAAAAATAGATGGAAATGTTTAAGTAAGATGGTAAAATTTATTTATAAATAAATAGGGGGAATTAAGGGTGGAAATTGAAAGAGAGAAGGTAAGTTGGCTCAAAACAAAAAAGTTTTGGATTGGAGTTGCAGGTGTAGCTATAGTTCTTTCCATCTTCTATACAATTGGATATTCAGGAGCGAAGGCCGTAATAGACGATGAAAAAGTTACCTATGATGAATTGGTAAGCAAAATAAGCGATAAAGAAAATGAACTTAAAGATGCTGAAGCAAATCTCAAAAAGAAGGAAGAAGAAATTAACAGCAAAATTAGTGATCTAGATAAGCAGTATTCTGAAAAAAAGGCAGAGTTTGATGAAGCTTTAACGGCTGTTGAAAATAAAAAACAACTTGAAGCAGACATCAAAAGTCTGGAGTCCACGAAATCAGGTCAAGAAACTACTGTCTCTAATTTAACTGCTGACATAAAAGCAAAAAGAGATGAACTTGCAAAAATTGAGAAAGTTATAAAAGAAAAAAATGAAGCTCCTGTAAACTTAAGTGCGGGCCACTTTATCGTGGGAGATGATGTGCCTCTTGGAAGATATAAAGCGGTACCAGCTGGTAGGGGGAGTAATTTCGTGGTTTATGATTCAACTGGATCATTAATTGTTAACACCATCCTTGGTTCAGACAACGGTGTACCAGAGTACGTTTTTTCTGCAGAGTTTGAATATGAAATCCAGACAGAAGCACCGGTAAAACTAATCCCAGTCGAATAGAATCAAGTCCCTCTGCGATTAATGCTGAGGGACTTTACTTTTAGGACCTGAATATTTAAAAATGAGAAAAGTAATTCCAGGATTAATAGCTGAACTATCTTATTTAAATGAGAAAGCAGCTATCAAGTATATTTGAATTTGGGGAGAAAAGAAAATGCCCATCACCGTCTCGTTTGATGAATTAATTTCAACTATTCAAGCAGAAACGGATGATCATAAAAATTAAATTATAGTTGCCCCCAATTCCGCCCCCATATTGCCCCCTTGTTAAAAAACATAAAGATAGTTAATGAAAATATAATTAAATTTAATCCCTATTTATCCGCATTTATAATAGAAAGTAATAAATAAATTCGGATTTACTCATGTTCCGTACGCAAGTGCATCCATGGGAGCGCGAGCAGTACATGAGCATGTACTAAGAATAAAACCCCTTGATACTACTGGTATCGAGGGGTTTTTTTGTTTCCGGTCAAAAAAAGGATATGGGTGTTGAATTTGCAGTCGCCCGAAAAATGCCCGATTTTAAAGCAAAAAAATTATTCAAGGACATTTTTCATGTATTCCTCGAATTTACTCATTCTTTCAGTTTCAATCTTTTTACTAATATGCGAATAAAGGTTTAAAAAGGACACGGGCTCAACGTGATTATTATAAAGATCAATTAAATAAGATTCAGAAATCTTCTGAAGCATTGTAGGTGCTTGGTATGGGAATAGCTGGACCTATTAATCAAAAGACATTTCACAGTGAAAAGAAGAAATTTGTCCTTGGTCAGTTAGTTGCTTTAGGAGCTAGAGAATCGCAGCAAGGTATTCCCATCGATGAATTAAATTATGACGAATTAAAGTATGAATTGCTTTTGGCTTCATTCAGAGTGATTGGTGTTGAAAAAGATGAGAATAGGTGGTTTTGATGGCAAAGAAACCTAATCCGATACTGCAAAAAGCAAGGGAAGAAGCTTATAACAAGGGTTTTCGAAAGGTTATGAATAACCGGTATAAGACGGAATGGGTTATTAAGGGAAGAATATTAATCAGTGGATAGAGCCTTTTTACTTTTCTTTTTATTAAGAATTTGAGGTTTTCTTGAAACTACTATTAAAGAAATAATAAAGCTTATCGCTAAGATTGCTGATAATATCCATGCAAAAAGTTCAAGTGGTGTCATTATTTAATGACCTCCTTCTTTGGGATTTATCTAAAAGTTATGCTGACATACTTGTTAATATCCCAAGAAAGCTAGTATTAAGGAAACAAAATAAGCAATCAGTTTCATTTCCCTTTTTTCTCAGCTCTAAAAGTTAAAGCAACTGCTAAGAGCCAAAGAAAAGTCAATATACTTGGAACTCCAAGTGTGACGATATATACATTTTTTAAAGTGTTTTCATCAATCCATTGAAGCATGGTATCACCCCATTTAAATGGCGAGCAAGGACCTAATCTAGGGAGTTTTTGTATGTGGAGGATTGGCCTTGCTCGTGCAGGTAGTTTGTCCAGTTGAAAGTATTTTATACCAATAAAAAAACCGTATCTCTGCGGTAAGTGAGCGATTCAAGCTTTGAGTATATGACCTTAATAAAAATGTGTCTAAATCATATTGAAATGTTTAAAAGCTTCTTTTATGTCCTTTTGTTTTGATTCTGGGCAGGGGTGGACTCTTGAGTGAGGAGAATATCTTCGTGCTGACATTTTTGGTTTTAGTCCACAAACTTCTTTCATGTGAGCTATCCAACAAGACTTTGCAGAATATCCATATGTCTTTTTAACATACTCTTGGATTTGCTTATAAGTAGCCATCACAAAACACCAGCCTTCTTGGGAAATCCTCTTTCCGAGAGTTTGGAGATCAGCCTTCCCAATGTATAACAATACATCGCTACCATAAACCGGATGTTTACCATAAATTTGATAAACACCATAATCTGTTTCGGTATCGGTGAGGGTTGGAAGGTCTACTAAATTATAGGGTCCTTCCCATTCAATATTAATCAGGAGAGTTTTTGCAATTTCCATTCACTAAAGCACCTTTCATATGGATTAAGTAAATATTACCATATGTGATTAACAAATATTATTAATTTAATAAGAAATAAGGAAACACAAGATAGAGCCAGTTAAATAAAAAAGCCAGGAATTCTCCCGGCAATGGTGTGTATTCGACTAATACAATTATACTATAGGGGGGAAGAATGGATGAGTGCTCAACTATCTTTCTTTCCGGATATTGATGAAAAAGAAGTTCGGTCAATTGTTGTAAAGGAATTAAAAATCTATAGGGCTTTAAGGATCCGAATACAGAACAAATTAGAACTAAGTGAAAAAGGCATACAGAAGAATATTTTCCCAAAGTTAATTGAGAGTGACGTTGAAAACGAGCTTAAAGTTATACAGATGGAAAGAGCTCTTAATAATAGCCTTGACCAACTTGAGCGGCAAATTATTGAAATGAAATATTTAAGCGCTGAAAGACAAAATGATCTTAATATCTATTTAGATCTTGGATTACAGAAGACAGCATATTATGAGAAGAAAAAAACAGCTATATTCATGATTGCTTCGTCCCTTGGAATTATTTAAAAACCCGGACAAAACGTGGATAATAACTGAACATTTTTAGGAGAAAAAGGCGGACAAAGTTGCTGCCTTTTTTTTCTTTGTCTTTTTATAACATTAATCTCAGGAAGTGATTCCTGGGAGACGCATCTTTCCCTTATCAAGGGTGTACTCGAGCGATTCTGCGAGACGATGAAGCATGCCTGTTAACGAGGGGAGCATGTGGAGTCCCAAGCGCGCCTGTCAAAGAGGGTTCTTTATAGAACTAGCGACCGAATCGAGGCGGGGAATGATTTATGAAATCACTTTAATTTGTGGTTTCCTAATCTCTCAGGTTCCTCTCGGTGTATTAGGAAATATATGTATATATCACCCCGGTTTTGATAGAATTAAAATAACTTCAGAATGATAATTATGAAAAGAAAATTAAGTTCTGCTACAAGGTCAATTTTGAAGGAGCAGAAAGGTATCGTTAGTTCTGAGAAAAATAATAAATGTTGCAACAAATGTTTTTATTATTCTTCAAGGAAATTGTGTTCCAAACATTACTTAATAACTAGCAGTAAGGAGGTTTGTAAGGAGTTTTCATCTAGGCAAATAAAAATTTACAGAGGTGGCGGTGTATCTCCTAGGTAAAAAGCTATTAGCATAATGGGGTGGTTAAAAAGGAAATAGGTCTTCTTTTGTCGAATTTAAGGGCGAAAGGAGGGAATGTTATGCAACTTTATAAGGTAGTTTTTCACTTTGATAACGAAAACACAAAGACCTTGCATGTGTATGGAAATGATGAACAGGATGTATTAAAAACTATTTACGTGCAAAAAGATTACTTTGAAGGTACCAATAAATCCTCAAGAGGGTATCATAGGATTAATCTTAATCAAGTAACCTATGTATCTGTATATGATCAGTAAAACAAAACTTTTCTAGGAAAAGGCATCCTCGGGGATGCTTTTTATATTGGTTTTTCAGGGATAACTTACATGTTTCTTGTTATAAGAAAATAAGAGTTTACCATGGTATGATATTTCAGAGGTGGTAAAAGTGTTTGTTTCACCAATGCTGCTTCATAAATCTGAGCAGCCATTTGAAGATAAAGAGTTTATTACTGAATTAAAACTAGATGGCATTCGATTAATCCTGTCTAAGTTTAATAATCAGATTAAATTATATACAAGGCATAATAATGAGGTGACTTCTAAGTTTCCTGAATTGCTACACATAGATATTCCAGATGGAACAGTTTTGGATGGAGAAATAATAGTCACTGATAAGGATGGGAAGCCTGACTTTGAGGCAATGATGGAAAGGTTTCAATCCAAAAGATCTAATCACCATATTCAGTTCTGTGTGTTTGATATTATTTATTATAAAGGAGAAAAGATTACGCATCTTCCTTTAATAGAAAGAAAAGATATTCTTGAAAGCTTGATCCACAATGATCAATACTTTGCAAAGGTCCAGTGGATGCTTGGTAAAGGTGAAGCTTATTTTGATATAGTTAAGCAGCATGACCTAGAGGGAATTGTCCTTAAAAGAGCAGCATCTAAATATCAAATTAATAAACGCTCTCAGAATTGGTTAAAGGTAATAAATTATCAATATGCTGATGTATTTATTACAGGCCTCAGAAAAGATGAATTCTGGTTGTTGCTTGGAATTGAAGAAATTAACCGCATTAAACCGGCTGGAATTATGGAATTTGTTTCTCCTGCCGGAAGAAAACAATTCTATAAGCAGTTCCAGGATCTAATAATAGAAGAAGATAAAAAGTTCATACATGTTGATCCAAAGATTAAATGTCGTGTAAAGTTTAGAAATTACACAAAGAAAGGAATGCTATGTATTCCTTCTTTTGTAGAATATATATCCTAGCTAGAGCATCCTTTCGAGGGTGCTTTTTATTTTGGGAATTTGTCATAATTTGACGAACGATAGTGTTTGTCCATCTAGTGCCTTTTGCTCATAATTGTGGGTGAGAGGAGGTGAGTAATTTGGCAGAAATGAATATTGATCTTGAAGGAAGAGAACGCACAAGTTTTGAGGTTCTTGAACACACTCCTGAAAAAGTTGTGTCTGTTACTGAATTTAATGATGGTACTATTCTTAAATTTGAAATTGTGGCAGGGGATATTAATGTATCCTGTAATAAATCATTAGTAGTTCAAGAAGATGGCAAGACTATTAAAATCGTAGATTAGTTTTAGGAGCATCCTTTCAAGGGTGCTTTTTTTATGCAAATTATGTATTCTAATCCAAATACACTAAAAATTATTTTTCCTTCATTTTATGCAAAAGTGCTAAAGATAATATTAAAGAAATTTTCTTGCAAATGAAAAAGCAAGAATAGAAGGCTAATTAATGAATAGAAAAGCGTCCAGCGATGGAGGCTCTTTGTGTATGGAGAGAAGCGCAAGGATACGATATTTTCAGTAAAATGAAGTGCATGCAGATAGGAGTTAGAAAGATTACCTTATATGCATGCTGAGAAGGCAAACAGCATGCCAGAATGATTATAGATCAAAGAGATCAAGTATTCAAAAATGATAATGAAATGGGTTATAGTAATAGAAAGATTTTAATAGATAAAGGAAATTTTTTTGAATCAGTATTCTAATTAGATTATATAAATGGTTCTTTATATTTTATACTACGGAACTTTTGCCTTATATAATCGTATAAAAAACTATAAAAATTTAAAATCTGGGAGGTGTTTTCTCATGATTCAGAAAATCATTGCTTTTGTTATTTTGATTTTAGCTACAATTTCACTTTCATACACTTTATTTGTTTGGACAAAAAAATCGTATGCTCATTTCAAAAGGTCTATAAACTACCTTGAAAAAAGAGAATGGATTAGTAATTTTTAAAAAAATTCCTCGTTAAATTTAAAATTGGAAAATGTGTTTCCTAGAGTTTTATTGCTTAAGAATAAAAAAGAAATTTCAACTGCAATTTTTATACTCACTGTGTCATTTATAGTGGTAATTGTTGAGACACCTATTGAGAGTAAAATTCCAGGTTTTATTAATTTGATATTATTTTTAATATTTTTGATTGGTCTTGGAAAGATTTTTACTTATTCTTCTAATAATAGTTTCATTAACTTTCTAAATTGGTTATTTAGAGTCCTATTATTAATTACTTTTACCTTGGGTTTTTTAAATGTATACCTAGAAAACCCATTAAATTTTCGCTTTTTAATAGTATTAACAATATTTATCATTATATTTTCAGTTATTTTAATTACCAATGCACTGAAAAACTTTAACAATATGATTTTCCAATTATTAAATTTTATTTTTGGTTATGGATTAATTTTATGCGTAGCTGGCATTGGTTTTGGATTGTTTTACTTGGAGTATAATGATGTTTTTAATCTTTATACTTTAGAAGAATATAATAAAATTATGTTTCATTCTAACTCAAGTCTCACCACTTACCTATTCATTATATACAAAGGATTGATACCGTTTTATTCATTTCCTTCCAGTGGCATAATATTAGAACAGCCAATCACATTGATATTATTATGTGAATACATTATTGGCTTTGTATTTAATGTAATAATTATAGGTTTTTTTGTCTCTTATTTTGTAACTAAATTTTCGAAAAGAAATGAAGAACAATAAAATATTTCTTTATGAAAATGTAGAATATTTCATGACTGCGCTTAGGTTCGAAGTGTTGTCTTTTTTGTCAAAAGAGGGAAACCAGTCCTTATCTCGAATAAGATGAACAATGAGTATCGAAGGAGGAAGACAATGAGTGAAAAACAAAATAATAAAACAATGGAAAATATGATTATAAACTGGGGTCTACCTGATTGTATTAAAGAGAATGAAGATTATATTGTCTTTAAATTTGATGACAAAGGACTTCTTAATACAAAGGAACGAGGATATCATTGCGAAGATGGAAATGTAAAATTTTGTCTTTATTACAAAAGAAATGAAAAAGTTCTGTTTTCAATGGATTTCTATAAAAGAAACCAAAGAATTATGGAAGAATTAAAAAGAGACAAAAAGGAAATAAATTTAGAATTATTGTATGTACATGACGAATCATTAAGAAAAATAGGTATAGCTAGTTATTATATAGAGAAGCTCAAATATTATGCTATTCAGGAAGGCATAGAGCAAATTTATGTGCGGGCTAATGCAAATGCTATTAATTTTAAACAAGATAATAAGAAAAACTCTTTAAGTCAAAGTGAATTAGAAAAGTTTTATAAAAATAGAAGATCTTCAGAAATGCCAATAGTGTTATTTACTTAATCAACCAGCATCCATAATTATGGGTGCTTTTTTATTTGGGAAAGTGGGTGGTCAATATGAAGTTCGCTGATCATTTATCAAAAGCACAGATTCAGCAGTTTAACCAGCTGCGTAGGTTTGCGGAGAATCAGAGAGAAAAACCTAATACAGGAAACTAAGAGGATCTTAGTCGAAGAGACTGGGAAGATATCATGGGTACCAGGCGTGATACTTATAAAAATGTGAATCTGGCACTGGGGAAGAGGTAATAATATTGAATAATTGCAAAAATAATAACATTAGTGCTTTAAAGGTGAAAGATATACCGTTGACAGACAGGTCTTTTTTAAGAAAATGAATAATATTTTAGTTAGTAGAATACCTGAGGAAGCATTAAAAAATATAAATAGGAAAAAGGGATTGTTTTTTTTGTGTCGAATATTAGGAGGTGAGTATTATTTTAGATAAATGGAGTGAAATAAAGAAAATGAAAGTTTTTTTAAGTTGGTCTGGGGATTTAAGTAGAAATGTTGCATTAATATTAAGGGATTGGATACCATCAGTTATTCAATCGGTAGAACCTTACGTATCATCTGAGGACATTGATAAGGGTACAAGATGGAGTAGCGATATTGCAGGTGAATTAAATAATTCGAACTATGGGATTATTATTTTAACTAAAGAAAATATTAAGGCTCCTTGGATTAACTTTGAGGCAGGAGCACTTTCAAAGCAGGTTGAAAAATCTCGGGTGTCGCCATTCTTATTTAATTTAAAGAGATCAGAAGTAACTGGTCCAACTCTACAATTCCAATCAACAATCTATACAAAAGATGATGTAAAGAAATTAGTTGAAAGTATCAATAAGTCTCTACAAAGTGATGCACTTGAACAGGTAAGACTAGATAAAGTTTTTGAGGTCTGGTGGCCATCCTTAAAGGAAGACCTAGATGCGTTGCTTGATGCAGAAGAAGTTGTTGAGGTGCAAAAAACTGAGGCCAGTGAAACAAATCCATATACCAGTGAGATTTTAGAGGAACTACTTGAACTTGCTCGTAATCAACAAAAATTGTTAAGATCGCCAACTGAATTATTACCTCCTCAATATTTAAGTGATGTAATTCAAAGAAGTGAACCTATACCATTAGGTGCAATTAAAGAATTAAATTCGCTTTCGAGAGATGGAATTATTATTGCAAATGAACTTATCTCAAATCTAAATTCGGAAGAAGCGTTAAGAGCAAACCAATTAGAAAATATTCTTAACAAAATTAGCGATTTAACTTATTACATGGAAGAGAGAAGGGTTCGACGTGTTAGACCTAAAGCTGTTTTTCTAGATGGTGAAAAATTAAAAATCTAATTAATAGCTTGAGTTACTAAAGATATCCATAAATACATGTTATACAAAAATATAAAGATATTTACTGATAAAAGTATTCCTTTGGGAGTGCTTTTTTTATTAGGAGGAATATGAAAGAGAATAAGACCAGTAAACAAAAGCGTAAGTTCTATGACAGTGGGGAATGGAAGCATATGCGTGACAACTATGAATGCAAAGAATGTAAACGGCAAGGGCGAGTATCCATCGATACGAATGAATACAGCGAGAGTGTCAAGCGCAAGAAGATCCAGCTAGTAGTTCACCACATCAAGGAGCTCGAGCATCATCCGGAGTTAGCGCTTGATGAAGATAACCTGGAGACTGTTTGTGTCGATTGTCACAACAAAGAACACGGTCGAGACTTTTAAAAAAAGAAGCAGAACAAATGGCAGCATGATGAAAAGTGGTAGAAAAAATAAAAAAATTTTCTGTAACAACCCCCCGGTCGAAAATTTTGGACTTTTTTCCAAATGGGGCACCGGGGAGGGGGCTTAACTCTCTGAAAATATATAAAAATTAGCCTTTCACATTAGGGGTGATAAGGGGGGAGGGGTAGTATGAAATTTGATGAGTTAAAAAATCAATTATTAGCACGTGTTGATACCGAAGATTTGCTGGAAGTAAAAAAAGTAAATGATTTAATTCGTTTGCATGAATTAGATGCAGAATGTGATAAAGTGATTGATCGCGACGGAGTGAGTATCACAATCGAAAATGGTTCACAAAAATTTATAAAGAGCCATCCTAGCATGGATGAGAGATAAGTTGTTATCAGGACCTGAATTTAAAAAATATTAAATAAAAGGACATTACATATTAGTTATATAAGATATGTAATGTCCTTCTTCTTTAATTTACTCTCTATTTGTAGTAAGAGAAGAGTATTAAACAAACGTGCCCTTTTCTTGAAAACTCGATATCCAAATAATATTAAATGCATAGCATAATGATCTTCTGTTTTCACTTCCGATTAAAGAATAAGATTATCGTATTCCTGAATATGTTTATTTAACATAATCAGATATTATCGGCATTATCTTTAAAAATTAAAGACGATTTATATACATTCTTGTTTGTCGTATGCAGATTCAGCTAGCAATCTATTTGATGGGGGTTCTCAATGTGAATGTGATAGACTTTCTAAAGCGGTGACCCGTTGAGCGAGCGTTAACAAACTGTTTGCGATACCCTGTACATCTTCGTCGTGTTTTTGTTGTATGCTTGATAATTGCTGCTGAAGGTTATTGACTTGCTGTTGCAGTCCCGTAAGTTCGTTGATGTTCTTGCCCTGAACAGTAAGAGAACCCGTTATGTCAACATTACCTTCAAACATACCTGCGAGTCGTCCGCCTTTCCCATATACACCAATGTTATCTCTACTTATCCCTGCAACTCCCATGTTCGTGTCACTATGGCCGGATACACCCCAGCCACTTTTACTCATTCCCACTACTCCCGTGTTCGTTATACTCTCGCCCGAAGTACCCCAGCCACTTTTACTTATTCCCACTACTCCTGTATTCGTGTCACCATGGCCGGATACACCCCAGCCACTTTTACTCATTCCCACTACTCCCGTGTTCGTTATACTCTCGCCCGAAGTACCCCAGCCACTTTTACTTATTCCCACTACTCCTGTATTCGTGTCACCATGACCGGATACACCCCAGCCACTTTTACTCATTCCCACTACTCCTGTATTCGTGTCACCATGGCCGGATACACCCCAGCCACTTTTACTCATTCCCACTACTCCCGTGTTCGTTATACTCTCGCCCGAAGTACCCCAGCCACTTTTACTTATTCCCACTACTCCTGTATTCGTGTCACCATGGCCGGATACACCCCAGCCACTTTTACTCATTCCCACTACTCCCGTGTTCGTTGTACTCTCGCCCGAAGTACCCCAGCCACTTTTACTTATTCCCACTACTCCTGTGTTCGTGTCACTATGGCCGGATACACCCCAGCCACTTTTACTCATTCCCACTACTCCCGTGTTCGTTATACTCTCGCCCGAAGTACCCCAGCCACTTTTACCGGATACACCCCAGCCACTTTTACTCATTCCCACTACTCCCGTGTTCGTTGTACTCTCGCCCGAAGTACCCCAGCCACTTTTACTTATTCCCACTACTCCTGTGCTCGTGTCACTATGGCCGGATACACCCCAGCCACTTTTACTCATTCCCACTACTCCCGTGTTCGTTACACTCTCGCCCGAAGTACCCCAACCGCTTTTACTTACTCCAACTACTCCCGTGCTCGTGTCACTATGGCCCGAAGTACCCCAGCCACTTATACTTTTCCCGGCTACACCTGTACCACCATTCGTATTATTGCCGTAAACTGCCGCAACACCTGGAACATTAGAATCACCAGCTATTGGAGCTCGAGTTTCCCTAAAATAATTTTCGTATTGTGATGTTGGTCGTAGCCAACCATGGTAATTGTTATTATACGGTATAGACTGTCTATACATATTCATAAATACCTCCATTTCCTAAAAGTCATACATTCATAAGTTATGGTGAATTAACCCATTTTGATTGGGCAGATACCTATTTTGAATTTATGTGCTTTTCTAGTCTCCTTAAAATTAATTTTGGATACTAGAAATTCAAGAAAAGTAAATATTTTCGTCTAAATCAAAATCATCCCTTGAAGTTGAACAAGATCCCCAATAGACCGCTGCATACTCTATACAAACCTAATTATCATAATCGCAACTTTCGGGAGTACACCAAAAGGCGAAATCCTTATTTACCAAAGGTTTGAACTTTGTTCCTTTTTACTTGTATATTCACGATTTTATACATCGTTGATGTATCAACGTTTTTGGCTTCTTCGGAAGCCAGAAAGCTGTAAAAAACTGGGGTTTATGCAACCCTTATTTAATATAATGGCCCGTTTATGGAATAAAGGCGATTTATATATTGGCTTGTTCTTTATTTTTATAGCGGTTATAAAGGTAGTACTCCATTAACTCCTGAACTTTATTCCGGATCCTTGGGTTGAAGTAATTATGTTGTTCCTCAAACCCTTTGTAAATGAATATAAACATCGTAAAAGCCTCATCCCGTGCTACCTGCTCAACCTTCATCTGGCCTTTTCTCATTGCGTTCCTTGCTTCTTTTAAATCCCTTTGAACGGCCTTAATGGTTTCCTCAATTAACTGAAGATAAGGCTCTTTGAGTTTAAAGCCGGTCTTATCAAATATAGTCCGATCACGTTCAAGAATGGTTAGCAGCATAGGCAAGTACATTGCTTGCTCTAAAATATCTCGGTCTTTTTCTGGAATCCTGGTCATCATTAAACCCTCTCAACACCCGTTATTTCTCCAATACTGATCCTTCTTCTTCCGTCATCGCATTCAAATAGTATGTATTTCATTAGCATATCCACTTTAGCCACAATCCCCGTAATTGTCTCGAAGAAACCTTCCTGCCAGATCGTTACTTTGATGGGGATCGTGTAGTTTAGTGAATCCATAACAATAAAACCAATCTCCTCAAATTCCTGTTCATCCAGCAGTGGCTTCTTTTGTTTCTTATCATCAAAGGTTATTTGTTTTAGCATTTTCACATGCTCGGGCATAAAGAATGCAGATTGCCATTTCATTTTTCCGCGATCACGAATCATTTCTTGTCATCTCCTTATACTATAAATTATACAAACGTTTGTTCTAAAATCAACTTGAAATCGAACGTGTGTTTGTATATTATTGTGTCAAAAGGAGCTGAAAATAATGAATTGCTTGTTTATATACTCGCTGGAAAATAAATTACCGATTGATTTGATATACATGAATGACGCAGGAGAGCTCACATATCGGGCTGTTATTATTCGAAAAATCACTGTGGAAGGCATCCTTACTTTTGATATTGGTAAACAGCAGCTGAGATCATTTAAACGAGCAAACATTTTATCTGCTGCCAAACAACGTAGAAAAAGAGGGGTAAATTATGCGTGATCTATCCAAGAGGCAAAAAGAAACGTTAGAAGCAATAAATCAATATATAAATAAACACAATTATCCACCGGCATTTCGTGATCTTGCAGATATGTTGGGATTAAAATCATCATCTACAGTTAGTGACTTGCTTCATAAACTAAGGGACAAAGGATATATTAGCTGGGAGCCAACACAACCAAGGACGCTGCGCATATTAAAAACCGCCTCTTAGTGAGACGGTTTGTTTTTATTATTTTAAGTTACTGAAAATAAAATCTTTAACTTTAGGAACACCAGTATTTTTGTCAGAGAAAAAAATAGCTGCATAACTACCATCTTCGTTTTTCCATTTATATGAGGTTAAAGTGGTATGGCTCATTTTAGTTTCATTGTCTAAAGTTCCTTCCTGCCCAATAATTGACACAACTTCTTCATAAGTCATTCCTACATGAATTTGATCAGCTTCAGCTTTGCTTATTGTCGGTTTATTTTCCTTAACCTCTTGTGCTACACTCGCAGTTTCTTCAGTTGATTTTGGTGCAATATTGTCTTCATACCATTGGTTAGCTTCTTCCTCAGACATTTCATCAACTACTGGCGCTTTCCCAAGAGGGATTAAAATCAATACCGAGACAACGAGTGCCAATGCAGTTATTGAAAGTCTCTTGCTGCCGTATTTTTCCCACTTGAACAAAAAGAAAATAGTAAGTATCCCTAATGCAATAGTTATTATAAAAAGCCCAACAAACAAATAAAACATTATTTAATCCTCCTTGAGATCTGCTAAGTCGTCGATTGATATTCCTAATTTACGGGCAATGATTGCCGATTGTTTCAAATCTGGCTGAGTCTTATTTTGTCTCCATTTTGAAAAGGTGGTTTCCGTTACTTCACAAGCTTTAGCGATATGTTTGTTCTTTAACCCCTGCTTATCCATCCAATAATCTATATTATTTTTAAACATATGTGGCCTCCAATAGCTTTTATAACCATTTCCACACTTTGCTTTGAATTCCTTTAAAGATAAGTTTGATAAAAATTTAACTTTTCTTTGAGAGACAGGCAATTTTATAGTCACTAGCCCATATATTGTATCAGACACTGACAGAAAGAGGTGTAGATCCATGATCAATGGCATTTTAAAAAGTATTTTTGACGGTTATAAGAAAAGGGAGGTAACCAAGAGGAGGCAGTATGAAAGTAGTTTTACTGAGCTGGACGAAACTGAATTTCTATTTTCCTCTGATTATCTTAATCAACTGTATTTCAGTGCAAAACAGCAGATGATTGCTGGACTATCATGAACTACCTGGAAAGGTATCAATGTGTGGCTGCCGGCATTGAAAGCTATGATGACGTTTATTATCAAACGGCAGCTAAATTAAAGAGAAAGCTGAAGGAGGAAGAGAAACGTGGGAGTAGAGGTTATTCCTTTTAAACAGTTTGTCTCTGGGTATTCCTATATGGCTCTAGATCCCGAATTACTATCCATGGTAGACGGGGGACTTACGTTCTTTGTGGGCACTGGGGCTGTCTTAATGGCCCTCTTTTTTTTAGAAAAATGTGGCGTGCCGATCAATGAAGCGACTGTTCGGGCAGTTGGTCTGGGAGGTATTCTGTTTGCTATCGGGTGGGCTGTATTCAAGAACCCACTCATACGCAGCCTGATCATCGGGTTTTAGGCAGTCAGTTCTCCAGTCTGTTCGGATATCAATGTTTTCAATGGATAGAGCTTGTATTAAATAGTTCGGTTTGAGTGAAATTACTTTAGCTTTATGCTAAAGTCCTCATTCACTTGTTCCACAAGTTCATTTCGGAAAGGAGCGCTTGGCCAATGGTTGAATGGTTAGCTTTTCCCTTGTTGGTGGCAGGAGCTGCAGCCATCCCTAAAGGGAGCAATGAAAGGAAAAGCATACAGACGATATTTGAAAACACAGGGTACGGAATCACCAATAAAAAAGGGGAGCCTCAATTCCCTAAGTTCAAAAAGAAATATCCTATTGTGGATGGGAACGAGGAAATCGGAACTAAGTATGTATTTCAAATTCCATTGGGATTGCCGGCTACAAAAATGGCTGAGATGGAAAAGAAGGTGCATTTTTTCTCAGATGGTTTAAGCCGGCCGGTATTGGTCGAATTTAAAGCCTGGGTGATTCCGAAGGATCCACGCAAGTATTTAGTGATTAAAGTGTTTAAGAAGGATATTCCGGACTTATTCCCATATAAACTTGTTCCGGAATGTCCTGTCTATCCAGAGGACCATAAGAAGGCAGGAGAGAACTTATGGGTGATTCCGTTAGGAAAGGTCCTGGAAGGGATGCTATGGCATGACTTTGAAAAGATACCTCATATGACTGTGGCGGGGACTACCCGATTTGGAAAGACTGTTTTTCTTAAAGTCTTAGTCACGTATCTAATTGAGTACCACCCCCAAGATGTTGAGCTGTATATCATCGATTTAAAGGGCGGTTTGGAGTTTGGAAGGTATAAGCTCCTGGAGCAAGTAAAAGGAGTTGCCAGCAATCCAATGGAAGCTGCTATCATGCTTGAAGGTATCCACAATCAAATGCAGGAGGAATATAAGTACTTCCAAGAAAATTTCTATACAAACATATCTAACACACCAATTAAGAAAAGGAAGTTCATCATTGTGGATGAAGCAGCCCAACTGGCCCCTGAGAAGTGGATGAAAAAACCTCAGAAAGAAATGCTGGGTGCCTGCCAATACTTCTTAGGTGAAATCACACGAATTGGCGGCGGGTTAGGCTATAGGGAAGTATTCTGCACCCAATACCCAACATCAGACACTTTGCCTCGTTCTATAAAGCAAAATTCAGATGGTAAGGTAACTTTTCGGCTGCCATCCGGTTATGCTTCAGAAGTGGCTATAGATGAAAGGGGAGCTGAGGAGCTGCCATCTGATGTGAAAGGCAGGGGGCTCTATAAAACTCATGAACTCCAGAAAATGCAGGTCCCTCTATTAGAGGATCATGACATGTGGAAACGATTAGAGCGATACCAGGTCCCACAATCAATGAAAGGAGCGCCAGAACATGTTGTCGAGTATCGAGAAAAAGAAGAGCAGGCAGGAGAAGATCTTGTTAAGTTTGGATAAATTGATTTTCGCTTCAAGAGAACATCTCCAGGTACTGCATGGATTGGGTACTGATCGTAATGCTCTGAAGGTGCTGAATCGGATGAAAGACTTTCTGCACATTAAGATGCATAACGGCAAATATGTGTATTATTTAAACACTACTGGTAGAGACATGATTGGCTCTGATAAAGAAGTTAAGTGGTCATTAGCTGTAGATCATCATCTCCTCAGAAATGACATGTATCTGTATTTTAACCGTCCACAAGACTGGAGGATAGAACAGAAGATAACATTCAAATATCAAAGTGGGCTGACCTACAAAGAGACCTCGATAATCCCTGATGCAACCTTTATCCACCACAAAGTCTTTCACTTTTTAGAAGTAGACCGGACTCAATCCATGGCTGAGAACAAAAAGAAAATTAAACAATACGAATTGCTTGCTCCAGCAATCGAGAAGCAGTATAAGCACAAGCCTGTCCTTGTCTTTTACACCACAACTGAAAGCAGAAGGGAGATATTAAGTAAATACTGCTCTGATGTAGGGATGTTATGTATGGTGTTCACTAAAGAGGATTTGAGGTAAGTTAATAGACCAAACTTTTGACCAAACAATGACCAAAAATCGTCCATATTCGTGCATATTTCATTTCGGATCATAATATAATTGTAGGTTGAAAACCTTGTAATATAAGCATATAGATAACCATACAATGCTTATTTCTTCTATAGTATATGTTCCGTACGCAAGTGCATCCATGGGAGCGCGAGCAGTACATGAGCATGTACTAAGAATAATACCCCTTGATACTACTGGTATCGAGGGGTTATTTGTTTCCGGGCAAAAAAAGGATATAGGTGTTGAATTTGCAGTCGCCCGAAAAATGCCCGATTTTAAAGCAAAAAAATTATTCAAGGACATTTTTCGTGTATTCCTCGAATTTACTCATTCTTTCAGTTTCAATCTTTTTACTAATATGCGAATAAAGGTTTAAAAAGGACACGGGCTCAACGTGATTATTATAAAGATCAATTAAATAAGATTCAGAAATCTTCTGAAGCATTGTAGGTGCTTGGTATGGGAATAGCTGGACCTATTAATCAAAAGACATTTCACAGTGAAAAGAAGAAATTTGTCCTTGGTCAGTTAGTTGCTTTAGGAGCTGGAGAATCGCAGCAAGGTATTCCCATCGATGAATTAAATTATGACGAATTAAAGTATGAATTGCTTTTGGCTTCATTCAGAGTGATTGGTGTTGAAAAAGATGAGAATAGGTGGTTTTGATGGCAAAGAAACCTATCAAGGAGCTTGAGCAGCATCCGGAGCTGGCTCTCGATGAAGATAATCTGGAGACTGTTTGTGTTGATTGCCATAACAAAGAACATAGCCGTGACTTTAGGAATAAGAAGCCAAACAAATGGCAGCATGATGAAAGGTGGTAAGGTGATCATTTGGATAATAACCGTCTATTTAATCTTTGGTGCGCTATTGTTTTGGGAAGCAAAAGACTATCGCTGGATAGATAGGATTGTATTAGGAATATGTTGGCTGCCTTTATTAATTTACTTTGTTTTAAAAGAAAAGCTTTAAAATAGTCCCCCGGTCAAAAATTTTGGACTTTTTTCAAAATGGGGCACCGGGGAGGGGGAACCTATTTTCCAGATTTATGAGCATTTTTCTCACGTAAGGGGGGGATGGAGTGCCTGTAAACGTCAAAAAATTACAAGATCAGCTTATGAGCAGAATTGATACTGATGATCTTGTGGAAGTAGAAAAGGTTGAACGGTACATCAGCCTGGTAAAGTTGAATAAGCAACTGGATAAGGATATCAAGCGGGATGGTGCAACAGTGACCACTGAAAATGGTGCGCAGAAATTTGTAAAAAGTCATCCAGCAGTCAATGACAAAATGTAAGTAAATGCCCAGCTGCTTTCTATTGAAAAATCATTTAATTTCATACGGGACAGTTATACTCCATCTTCCCCAGGCGATGAAGAGTATTCAGCAGCCGACCTTGTATGATTCGGAATAAGCATGTTGATCATTATATAAAACTCTATAAGTCTGGAAAGATCAAACTAAATAATGAACGCATTTGGCTCATTGAATATCTGGAGAAACATGTTTTAAATCGTGAAGATTTATATTTCGATGACAAGATGATTGACGATTGCATTAGCTTCGGTGAGAAATGGTATTTTCCATTGCAACCATTTCAGAAGTTTTAAATGCATTCGTTTTTTTATTTTATAAAGAAAATGGCCGTGTCTTCTACCGCAAAACATTTGTGGATGCTCGGGCGTGGTGGTGGTAAGAATGTATTGATATCCGTTATTACTCATTTCTTGATTAGCCCTCTTCACGGCATTCCTAAATATAAGATATTTATATGACTCGCTATACAGGTGAAAGAGAAACCCTCAATGATCTTGTGGAAGATGAGACATGGTTTACGGCAAGCGCGGCTGTTGAAGCTGGTCTTGCAGATCGTGTTAATACTGATCAAACAGATGATGCTGAAATTGAAAACCTTAAAGCAATGATTATTAATCTTCAAAGCGAAATAACAAATTTAAAAAATCCAAAACAAAAAGAGCCTGAACAGAAACCTGCTGTAGTTGCAAAAGGGAATCTGAGCAAGCTCTTTTTAAATTTAAATTAATTAGGGGGATATACAATGACAATCCAATTTAATCGATCAGAAGTATTTAACGATGCTAAAGCAAACCTTACTGCAGTTCTGGCAAATACCGAATCAACAGAGCAAGAACAGACGAAAGCTTTCCAATCCTTCTTCGATGCTTTTCAAGCAGAAGTGGTAAACACTGTACGTTCTCAGGTGAACGATGAAATTAACAAAAGGTAGGAGGAGTTAATTTATAATTGGTTCTATTTGAATTACCTACGTCTAATCAGTTTTAAAATGTAAGGCAATACAAAACCATATACCAAAAAATAAAACAATGGAGTTGTGAATTTGACCCAATCTTTAGTTTTCATATATCCGGAAAATTCCATTCCTAGTTCTATAAGAAGAGAAAGGAATGTGAATATAGTTACTAATTTCCACCTGTTTTTCATATCCAGAAAATACAAGTACAAACATGCTAGAGATGGCGGTATAAATGTATATGAAATAATGTCTCCGATACCTGGCTTGTCAGGAGAACCTAAGTCAATTAAATCGAAAATCCTTAAAATAAGCGAATCAGAAATCCATGTCGCAAAACCAACTATACAAAAAATTATAAAGAGTTCTACCCAACTAATTCTTTTTTTAGGTATTAGTAAAAGGTTACAAAAAGAAAAATACTTACAATAATCGGAAACCAT